ACCGGACGGCGAAACAACCGCTACTGAATATCCCCATCCTCTTTCTTTCGTACTCCAAGGTGTGCAAGTCCAGTACCAATCCGGGATGTCTTTGTTTACGAGCAGATCATTGCATTCCCTTGCTTCGTCAAATGTCAGAGGTCTTACTTTGGTCAAGAGTTTTCCAAATACTTCCTGTCCATCAACTGTTACTAATCCGGCTTCATTTGTACAAATATTTTCTTCTCCGAATTCATCAGAAAACTCATTGAGAATTTCGCCCTCGCACAGTTCTCTTAATGATGATTTCTTGTAATCAGTACAATCATCATCAAATTTCACATCTTCACGATATAATCCTTCTGTGATAACCACTGTTGAATCTTCTTTCTGTTCAAGTACAATGAATCGTCCGATGCCTGTATCAAACTTCCCACCAACCGGAATGTCTTTCAGCATCACTTTGTTTTTCCGATCTTCTTCTTCGATAGCTGCTACTAATTTCTTTGCTAATTCCAATACACTACTTTTGCCCATTTTTACTTTCCTCCTGTTTCTTTCTCCAATATTCATACGGATCCGCATAATGTGGTTTCCGTTTAAAATCCTCAATAGCCTGTTCCTGTCGTGTCACAAAGTCACCTCCGAACATCGTTCTTTTTGCTACGTCTTACTATTCTCCGCTTTTTCTTTGTTTCTCCTGGTAATTCAGCTTTAGCACTCGCCCAACTACAATCTGCCAAATGACAGATAAAACAGTTTGGATAAGTGCATCCATCCGGTTTTTCCATATTCTTCCTACTACGTAATAAGCTTTCTCTCTAAATCATTCATGTCATAGTCCCGGCCATCGAAATTATTGAATCCTTTTTTCTCCTGTCCGCTGTCTTCGTATTGTCCCTCAGAAACTTTTGTGAAATTGTTCGGTAACACAAACCAGTCGAATGTTATCTTCCAGTTCTTCACTTTCCCTTGTAAGTACTTGCTTTTCTTCACGTTATCCACAGCCTGTAGCACTTCTTCCAAACCGTTGCTTTCTAACCTCGCTTGCAAGTTCTGGTATCTCTTAGAAGTCTTCTCTATCTTCTTTACGGGTTTTATCCCGTAGCTTTCCAAATCGTTCCAAGCTTTTATGACAGCTTCAACGGATCCATCGTCTCTTTCCGGCTTTTCTTCCTGTCTGGTCGGCTTATCTTTTTTTTCATTCTTCTGTTCGGTCTGGTATCTTGCGTAGTTATTCACCGTGTATACGGTATATCGGTTGGTACTTTTGCATGTGATTTCTCCCGTCTTTTCCAGGTGCTTTAATGCTGTCTTTACCTTGCTTTCGCTCATTCCTGTTCCTTTTGCCAATTTGTCTATCGATGCAACAAATGATCCTTTTTTTATCTCTTTGCCACGATAGCTTGCGTCTTTCCAATTCGCTTTTAATAGCATGTGCAAGAACAGATGGCATGTATTTACGTCTGTATACCAGTCCCAGTCCAGTATTTTTCTGCTAAGTTTTATGTAATCGCTCACACCTCTTCAATATCCACCTCAATTCTCGGATTTTTCTTATCAACATAGAATTCATCCGTGAATCCCACTATGTTTTTCCATCCATCGTCCTGTAAGACTTTGGTATCTACTAATGCATCTTGGATACACTTTCGTCCAAATGCGCTCACATTATCCAAGTCCCGTCTCTTGTCCGGCTCATACCATCGGTAGTGCATCCGTACCTTTCTTGTTATTCGCAATCTTCCGAATTGCTCATATATAGCTTGCATCACACGGGATTCATTATCTTTCTTCATATCCGCACCCTTGTACCTGTTAGTATTCAGTGCCCGGATATAATCATTCATGTTGTTCAGTTTCCCTTTTATGATTAGTATGTAATGCATTGTATTCCCCCGCATCTTTCCAACTTTTGAATGTCTGTGACATACATTTTCTTTTTTTAAGTGTCGCCCTCGCCCTTGATAAATCTTTATTGACATATTCGTGATACATACTTGTGTCTATTGGGTCACTCGGTATTGGTCTGAATATCCCCTTCCCTGTATTTACGATGCAATCGCCATCACAGTTTGCTTTTTCTATCATTCTCCGTAAAATTCTATCCACATTTGGGTCTGCTGGTCTTTGTATTGCATTCCTATGTCCATCTGATATTCGGATAAAATAGCTTTCTGCCATCTCTCTATTCTTTCCCACCGCTTTTCTCCTTTCTGCCGGAGTGTGGCTTCTCCGGCCGTGATACAATATCTTGTGCTGTGCATATCGAATGGGTGAGATGATATGCGTTAGAACCTGTTAATAGTTCCTTTTGCCACATGAATCTATATTTATTTAGTTACAACCTGTTCTTTCCGAACACCTGTATGAACTCTTCTCTTGTTCCGTAGTGTTCTTCAAAATATCTCTGTGCCATCTGCTTAAGTTCTAAGTCCAATCCCTTGTTTGGGTTCCCGTGTACGCTTTCTGGTGTAAATTCATGTAAATGTGGTGCTAACGGAATCACAAATCCGTATTCTTCCGATTTTTTTCTGTACGGACCATAGAAAATGTGGTGTCTGTGACAGTTTGGACTTCCCGTAAAGTAGCAGTGCTCCATATCGTCAGTGAATACACTTTTAAGTCTTTTCGCCAATCTTCACACCCCACCTTTCTTTCATTTCGCTGATTTGGTTCGGTGTCATAGTCTCTATGCCAAGTTCTTTCGCTTCGTACACAGTCCCGTCAATCAGTTTTGCCATTTCATCGGTATCGTAAGTATGCGAACCTCGCATTACCAAGTTTACCCGGAATACTTTTCCTTTCTGATTGGTGGTTGTCCTAGATGTAGGTTGCAGATGAACAAATTTCACATCGTATGCGTCTATATCATCGTCCAATATGAATGGAACTAATGCACCGTTAATGGTTTCGTACTGTCCGTATTCCGCTATTAGCTTATTCTTTATGTACACATTGCTATTCCCGGTCGCATCTGCAATCTTTCCAACCAGTACATGAAAGTAAGAGTTTGCATCGCGACTTCTTTTTTTCTTGTATGCCTTAATCGTTATTGCAATCTGCTTACCTCTAAGGTTCTCAAATGCCTGCCTAGCGTCTTCATTTAGCGTCAGACTGGCTTTTTGCTTATTGGTGGCAAAATCCACCGCTAAGCTATCAAAAGTCCCTGTATAGTCCATTTACAAGCTGAACCCCGCTTTCACTTCTTTCTTGTTGTCAAAAATCCATTTATACTGGATTACGGTCAACTCTTCTATCTTTTTGATTTGATATCCGGCAAGAAGTTTGTTCTCGTCAATTCCTTCTTTTTCGAACATCTTTCTAAGCGAATTGATATGATACTGATTAACAAAAGTATCTTGTGTAGCCTGTTCTTTCTTTCCACCGTTCTTTTGGTCGGCTCCCGTCTGCTTTTTATATTCATCTGTATCCGGGTCCTTCACATCATCCAAGAGGAACAGTGCATTCATAGCGTATTTTCTTGCATAGCTTGATGATGATCCCGTAACCTGTGATTCATCCATCTTCGGCTTGCTCTCTGGCTCTCTCGCATATCCCGTAGTAGATATTTCCTCTCCGTTTTCGCAATCGATGAAAGTTGCTACTGACTTCACGTATACTCTCCCGGCTATTTCTACAACTTCATCTCTCAGTAAAAGTGATGAATTGTATTCTCTGGCGTATTTTTTGAATTCGTTCAGAATACTTTCAGCGCTCCGATAGTCATAGCCACCGTAATTGCTGTGCTTGTCTTTCGGGACATTCATTTTCGTCTGAATCTCAGAAAGTTTTTCCCTTATGCCAAGTTTGCACTTATCCTGTTCTGTCTTCTGCTCTTTCTTTTCTTCTGCCATTACACATCTTTCCTTTCAAAGTAGACACCGAGAGAAGTTAATGCCATCTCAATTTCTTCCAGTTCGGCATCCGTAGCCTTAACCGTAAATACTACTGTCTTCGAATCTTCCGTTGTGAGTTCCGCTGCTTTCACTTCGTCCACCGCCTTGATCTTGTCGATGGCTTTCTGTTCTGCTTCTGCCTTAAGTCTTTCCTCTTCACGGATTCTGTCACGTTCTTCTTCTCTTACCCTCTCACGTTCTCTTTCGAGTTCACGATCACGTCTTTCCTGTTCCTCTTTCTCTTTTCTCCGTAAGATTTCCGCTTTTTCCTGTTCGTAGCGGTTAATCATCTGGATAGCAAGAGCAAGGTTGTTGTTCTCCATGTACAGGTTCAACGTCTTTTCCTCTTTTTCGGACTTCATGGCCTTAATGGTTGCAATATCCTGTCTGGTCTGCATAACCTTTAAGTTTATCTCTTCACGGATAGATTTCATTGTGGTGGATGCATTTATCCACTTCTCACCGTAGATTTTTTCCAACGGCATGTAATCATGCAGTTCTTCTTCCACCAGTTCGTTGTACAGGTTCTGGATTTCTGCTTTTTTCTCTTCTACACGTTTTGCTTCGAACTCTTTCACCTGTCCGTCAATCAGCGCGATAGGTCTATCAATCACTCCGATCAGCTCTTTCACCTTGCCCTCGAACACTTCATAAGGCTTCATGTACTCTTTCTTCACTTCAACCTTGCGGTCGTTCACTGCCTTTCTCAGCTTTCTGAGGTCTGCCAAATCACCTTTGGCTTTCTGCTTATCCTCTTCTGCAAACTGCTTTGTCTCATACACTGCCATCTCTGTTTCAAGAGATTTCTTAATGTCCTCAAAGTTTCCGGTGATAACCCCCATCGTCTGATTTATGGTCAATTCCAATTTTTGCATTTCGTTTACCTCCTAAAGTTCTTTCACGATTGTTTTACACTTGTTTTTTTCTGCTACCTTGTCGGCAAGCTTATGCACATAAGCCTTGTCCATATCTGTTTCATAGGCATATGCCCCGATACGGTATTCTAAGTCCGGTTTGCAGATCATCCATATCTCTGCCATCTTCTTTCCCTCCTGTGATCTCTTTCACGCATTCTTCGCATAGCACCTGTCCGTCAAATGTGTGTAAGCTGTCACCACTGTATACAGGTCTTCCACAGCATGTGCAGTATTCCTGTTTTTCTTCTTCCGGCTCCGGCGGTATGGTCTTCCAATGGTCATAGCCTTTAATGCTCTCCATCTCCATTCCACCCCATCAGTTTTAAAATCATGTCTCGCTCAATATAGATGTTTTGGCAGGCATATCTTTTCAGTGTGTCCAGTTGCGCTTTCAGGTAGGCATATCCGTATACTGCATTTCCGTAGTCGCTCACGATATCTGTCACTGCATCGGCTACGCTCTGTAAGCTATCTTTTTTCTCTTCTCCCATGTTCAAATCTCCTTTCATGTGTTATAATTTTCTCGAATGTTTTTCTGAGTGCTTGATTGGATTTTCCATCGGCACTCTTTTTTTATACACATCCGGCTATCATAACCGCCAATGCGTATAGCGTTACCACAAGTGCTATCCTGTAGTAGTTAAGCTTGTCTTCCATGCTCTCTACCTCCTACCCAATCATAAGTATCAGCATTGCGATGAATGTGACAAACCATAAGCAACGCCAAAAGATTACTTTTCTTTTCAACTTGCGGATGATCTCTGTTGCCATTGTCATGTGTGCTTCCTCCTGTTCTTCAGATTTGCGAATTACAGGAGAATGTGTTATAATTAACCTGTATTCGCTAAGTGTTCGTTAGCGGTACACCGCCCTGTCTGGTATGCCAGTACCAGCGGGGCACTTTTTATGTCCCTTTTATCGTCAGACCGATTGTGTCTGACATATATCTATATTCTTTTTATTCTTATTCTTCTTTATATTCTTCTATTGTTGTTAACTGGCTTGCGAATTGATTGTTAACTGATTGTTATGTGGCTTGCTAACCGTTTTCACTTGACAAGCAGTTTTGCCTTATTTTTCAAGGGTTTTAGCTTGTCATTTGCTTGTCAACTGGCTTGTCAAAATTTTCGATTTTTTGAAAATTTCTTTAATTTTGGCTTGTCAATTGATTGTTATCTGAGTGTCGTTTGGCTTGCGACCAGTTACCGTTTTGCCCTTATTTTTCAAAGGTTGTGGCTTGCTAAGTGGCTTGCGATTTGACCAAAAATCAACTACCATTTTCACATTTACCTTTTCAATAATTTGAATACATCGAAAAATAAATATTTTTAGGCTTTTTTACTGCCTTTCGTACCTGTTTTTTTCACCTTTTTATGTACGTTATTACCTCCAATGATGTTCCCGTTTTTGTCCAGTTCGTCCCAAACATAACGCCCTTTACCTGAGTTCCGCCACTGTGAAAAACCTCTCAATTCTCCGTAGTCAAGCCATTCTTTTATGAGTTTTACATGGCTATCTAGCATACACTGAACGGTAAATTCCATTGTTGTGCCAACCGGAACGGTCTCTGAACATGCAAGGGATATTCTTTCTCCCTGTGGTGTGTTTGCCCGGAGTGGTCTCTGACACGTTCCCATATCCCCGTCAAAAATCAGTGGAATTTTGCGTTCTTTCACAAAAATAAGACCGTCAATCTCCTTTTTGTACGCTTTAATTTTTGATGATTCACTACCTTTAACCTTGCGGAGCATTCCGCAAGAATCTTTAAACATGCCTTTTAACTGGTAGTCATATACGAACGGCTTTCCGTCTTCGTATTTGTGGAAAATCGTCATTGATTTCTCTTCTACTGCATCTACACCCAGTGTTGCTACTTCGTCCTCACGGGACGGTGCGTCCGGTGCTTTTGATGCAATATAAGTCCGGTAAATCTCCTTATCCGCACACTGAGAACCTAATACTTCCTCAGTGAACGTGATTTTTACTTTTAGTTCTTTCATGATACTGTTTTCTCCTTTTCAATTTGTTCTGGTTGCTTTACCACTCTACGCTCTTCGCTTCCTTGTCAAGGCTGTGCTTCGCCATTCCGCTTCAAAGCTTTTCGCTTCGTTTCCCCAGCCAATCATAGCCATTCAATTCCTTTTCTATGCTGTTTCAGGCTATTCCATGCTATTCCGTTTCAGAGCTTCTCTCTTCAATTTCTTATCTTTTCGTGTCTGTTCATGCTGATCTGCTACTTTTCTTATCCGTGCTAAGCGTCACAAAGCCATATCATTTCTTTTCTAATCTCTGCCTATCTTTTCCATCTCAGTTACATTCAGTGCTTAACATTTCAGCTCCATAGCCTCTCAACTCTTGGCTCTTCCATTGCATTTCAGTTCAATACTTTTCTTTCCCTTTCCGTATCGTCACCTACCTGTATTCAATTGCAAAATCCTATATTTTAGGATTCTCTGTCCACAAAAATAAAGTCCATAGGAATACCAGAAAGTTCACTGATGATTCTTAACTGGCTTAAATCCGGCTCTGTTTTACCTAACTCCCAATTAGTTACAGTTGCCGGAGAAACGCCCACTTTCTCAGCAAATTCTCTTTGTTTCAGCTTCGCATTAACTCTACATGCTGCTATGGAAATCCTCGGAACTTTGTAAGTCTCTACCATTTAGGTTCCTCCTTTCTTTATCTTATGCCTGTATTATAATCCTATTTTTTCGTATTGTCAATATAATAATTTAATTTTTTAGGATTCTTGTTGAATTTTTTAGGATTCTGTGATACTATAATAAACGTAGAGAGGAGGTGTTAACATGACCGAGGAGGAACAGAGAAAAATCTTCGCAAAGAACCTAAACTACTACATTTCCAATAGTGGAAAGCAACAAAAGGAAGTTGCTGAAGCGTTAGGATTCCCCCAAACAACTTTTAATACTTGGTGCACTGGCAAGATAATGCCGAAGATGGGAAAGGTACAGGCAATAGCTGATTACTTTAAGATTTTAAAATCCGACTTGATTGACGATAAATCATTCAGGGAACCATCAGAAGAATTTCTTGAGATTGTAGCAAAATTAGGCGCAGACGATGAACAGTTTCAGAAAATTATAATTGATTATTATCACATGAGCACAGACAAGAAAAAAGTTTTTTGCGAGTTTTTCAATACTTTCGTTTCTGGCAACTAAAAAAGGAAAAGGAGACATTAAGTCTCCTTTTCCTTTTCTTCTCTATAGCACGCTTTGGCAAAATAAAATACCAGTTTTAAATATTTTTCGCTTGTCATTGCGGTTACTGCTTCAAGAATCCGCTTTTTGTAATATTCTTGCTGTTTCTGTTCATCCACATAAATCCCTCCAATATCCCGACACGTCATTCCAGTAGCGATTACCTACATTATAGAACATATGTTTGTTATCTGTCAATGTTTTCACTGATAGCATCTTTTACTATAAGATAGATGTACCGCATTAAGCGAGGGTCACGAATGCCTTTTATCATCCGCTTGATTTCGTTTTCGTAAGTATCAGTCCATGTTTTGCTGCTCTTGCTGTTCATTTCGTCCTTTCCCATTAGATTACCTCCTATCAATGGCTTGACAAGTGCCATTTTTATTTTATAATTATACATGTAATATTTATATAGATTATAACTCGAAACTATAGTCAAGATGTTGGCTAAAATATCGTATTTTTCTTATTAAAAAGAATGAAAAATAGCCAAGATATTAGCCTTTTCGACAGGATGTGACATAATGTTAACGAAAGAGGAAATGTTGAATAACTTTGCACATAACATCGAAGAAGAGCGGAAAAGCCTTGATTTTACGCAAGTTCTCTTTTCTAAGATGCTGGGTGTGTCTGTGTCCACATACAAAAACATCATTTCACGGAAGACTAATAATCTTGACGTTTTCTTAGCACTAAGGTTGTCGGAACTAACGCACAAACCTATCCCTGATCTCTTAGGGTGTTCTTCTAAGGAATACGAGGTATTGGGAAAGTACAGGCAATTGACCGACAGGCAACGTGCGTATATTCTTGGTAAGATGGACTATGAACTCTCTATGAAAGTGCTGGAAACGGATCCAGAAAACATGTTGGATGTTCTATGCCCCACTGGTGAGATGGCTGACGGTATGATATTGGATTCCTCACACGAAGAACGGATATACTGCCCGGAATACATAAAAAAGTACGGTGAGACGTTACATTGTGGTATAAAGATAACGAGCAACCACTTGCTCCCTGTATACGTAAAGGGTGATATCATTTGCATATCCAAAAGAGTACCAAGAAACGGTGATACCGTGATTATTATACACAAAGAAACAGGACGTGCGTATATAAGGCGGTATGTACAGAGAAGTAAGACAAAGTTAGTCCCGATCAACGGCTTCGGTGATGTCATAGAAGTTGATCCGAATAGTTTTGAAGACATGGAACAATGGGTAAGGTTTGGAGTTGTGATTGCGGTATTAAGAAGATAGCATACTATGTATGCGGAGGTATTTATATGCAGAATAAAAAGGTCTTGGAATTAGATAGCTTTTTCGGGAAACTTGTTGCTTGTGATGAATATGTAGAGATTATTCCTATGTATGTAACAGATTCTCGAAAACAAGGGAGAAAATTCTATTATCAAAACATTAGTGGTATAACATGCAAGGAACCAAGTGTTTGGTGGGGGCCTGGATATATACAATTTATAATTCCGGGAGAACAGGCCAAGCAAATAAAATGGATGGACAAAGGCTGGAAGAAGGCGGTTAAAAATGATCCAAATTCTTTACTTCTTTCGGTTGTAGGAAAAGATTACAAAAAAAGATATAAAGAATTTATGGATTTTCTAAACAAAAAGATAAGTGAAAAACCAGAATCTACCGCAGAAATTGTAAATGATCTAAATCAGTTAAAAACATTGAAAGAACTTCTTGACTGTGGAGCAATTAATAAGCAAGAATTTGAAGAAAAGAAAAGGAAAATACTTAATAGAATATAATCATAGCATACTATATAATGAGGGAGGAATTAAAGTGAAAAAGAAAAAAGGTGGATGTCTCAAAACTATACTTATAGTGTTCGGAGTATTCGTAGTAATTGGAGCTATAGGATCGTTGGCAGGAGGAGACAAAAGTGAACCAAAAAAAGTAAGCTCTTCTTCTGGCCAAAACGATAAAAGTTCTCAATCTGGAACAGTGGATGAGAAAAAAGAATTTCAAGTTGGAGAAACAGTATCTCTTAAAGACGTTAATGTAACATTGGTAAGTTCTACAGAATCAGCCGGAAGTGAATATGTGAAACCGGATGACGGAAAAGAGTTTTTGATACTGGAATTTAACATTGAAAACAATTCATCCAAAGATATCAATATTAGTTCTGCTGCGAACTTTGAAGCTTACTGTGATGATTATTCGTTGAATCAAGACATTCTCGGACAGCAAGCACCAGAAGCAGAGGGGAAAACGCAATTAGACGGATCAGTTGCTTCTGGAAAGAAAATGAATGGAATCATCGTATATCAAGTGCCTACAGATTTTAAGAGTTTCGAAATTAATGTTGCGCCGGATTTCTGGTCAACAAAAGATATAAAATATGTAATTAATAAATAATTCAAAATCCCACTACTGGCGAGAAAACAGTAGTGGGATTTTTGGTATTGTATGTAAAGTGTAATGCTCTTATATTATTTTACAACGCCGGATAAGAGCCAGTAGGTCGTGATAAGTCCTACTTTTCCGTCCGGTGTAAGCCCCCTGTTGTTCTGAAACTTCTTCACACATGTGGTCAGATATTTTGTCCATCCCTCATTGTAAGACAGCTTCGTAAAGCCATATACGTCTCTGAGAGTACGTCTAAGCCATCTGATAGCCGTGATACAGTTGTGCGTCTGTCCTGCCCACAAGATATGCGTTTTAGCAAAATTCTGTGAGCCGACACCGAATTTGTTATCCTCAGATAATACTTTAGTGTCAAATCCTATGTTCATAGCTTTCTGCCATGCCCCTACACGGGTGTTTTCCAGGTAATATCTCTTGTCACCTTTCCAAAATTCATCTACCGGTTTTGCTGTTGTGGTCTGTGTAGAATTCGGTTTCTGCACAGGCTTTGCAGTACCACCAAGATTCTTATACACATAGTTCACATCCACATAACCTGGAATGCCTGGAATAGAACCCTTTGATGTGTACTGCCACATATCAATTCCGTTTACTCCGGCAGATTTAGAGCCGTAAGATGCAATCCACAGAGAATATCCCCATGTCTGACCGATATAGTTCTTATACCAAGATGTAGATGCATAGATTCCGGCTTTATAGCCATGTGCCACCATTGCGTCACAAAATGCTTTTGCGTTGGCTTTTGCAACGCCCTGTGTTCCTCGCTGTTCGCTGTCGAAATATACAGGCCATGCCGGAGAATGTCCTTTTAAAAGTCTTAATGCATGGTTGATTTCTCCATGTACTGCACCTGTAGTCTTTGCGTAAGAATACAGATATACACCGTAAGGGATGCCAAGTCGCTCACATTCAGATACATTTCTCAGCCATTTTTTGTCATCCTGTCCTGTCTGATCTTGTCCATATCCGCATCTGATGATAGCACCTACAATGCCGGATGCTTTTACTTTCGCCCAGTCGATGTTCCCGTTATGTTCAGAAACATCGACTATCCTATTCAATATATCCCTCCTGTTTTAAGTGTTCTTTCGTTTCTGTAATCTCTGATGCATGATCTTTCACAAACTTTTCTGCATCTGTTTTTTCCATGCTGTAGTGTTCTGCCAATTCGTTTACGGTATAACCGTAGGCACAGCTTTTGATCACTTCGCACATGGTTTCTTCGCTCATAGCTGCCATATTTTTTTCTCCTTCCCTGTTTGATAAGGAAATCATCTCATGTTTTTCGGTTGGCAATGTTCCCCACATTTTTAGGCTAATGCGCACCAGTTAACAATAATAGACACACTTGAATTGTTTCCGTTAACAGTACGAATAACGCAACTACTGGTGGTCGTACTTAAAACCTGCACTCCGAACGATTTTGTATTTTGTGATCCACCGGAAAGAGATACAAGTACAGTCGGAGCCTTTGAAAAAGTTTTTCCGAATTTTACAGTAGTATCTTTGTAAGTATTTGCAGGTGTTTCGATAAGAGACGTTGTGCCAAATACTGGGGCTTTTGCTTTTAATTCCGTAATATACGTCAGAATTGTTTTGTTCCCTAATTCTGAAAACTTCCACGTAGATGCAATTCTGCTTTTAATCGTATCGAAAATAACACCAAGTTTTGTTCGATTTGTAATCGGTGTAGAATCTTCAACGATGATATCATCTGTATCATTTACTTCTGTAACTTGTGGAAGTTCTTTTATATATTTTCCATAGATTTTCTGCGCTTTTTCATCAGCCATTTATATCTTCCTCCTTAATAAATAATGTTTGTGTAGCCATACTTTCTAATTCACTAATACGTCTTTCTAACTCGTAAATATCGTCCTCTGTAAGCAGTTTTTTTACATTTATGCCATTGTTCCAAATTGGCTGGCTTAATCCGAGCATGACTGGATTTGCATTAACATCTCCAAATTTAATATTTACAGACGTTCCAGATTCTGTCGTTTCTGTAGTAGCACTGTAAACAGTATAATCAGCATCATTAATGTTCCTTTTTAAATCTCCTGTCATAGCTCCACCAGCGGTCGGGACGTAAGGCTGTCCAGATCCTGAAAAGACTTCGTTTGCCGGAAATTCAATATCAGATTCGCCATTTACGCTCCTACTGCATCCACCGATAGTAATCTGTCTTTCTTTCCCCCATTGATCAGTTACTATTCCGTCCTGCCCATCAAACGGTGTACCATTGATTTTAATATCGTTTTTTAGCGAAGATGCTTTGATTTGAGACACATCAATATCAACAGATTCACTGCCGTCTATAGTTGCTGTCCCTGTAGCATCGCCGGAAAGAGTTAGTTCAAACGGATTTGTTAATTTATCCGCTGTAGCAACGGAAAGCAGTTGTTTTAAAGTCCCGACAGAAATCTTTAGATCTTCTGTGCTTGTTTCTATGAGCAAGTAATCATTATCTGACAATGTTTTCGCTTCGTTCAACGCTTCAATGTATATCTGGTCCATACTATCACCTACTTACTAGAGCATTCGACAAATCGCTTACCAAAGAGTTTACTTTTTCAACAAGTTTGTCGTATTCTGTTTTTTTAACGTACAGCTGATCTGTCTTTTCCGAAGAATACACTGTGGATCCACTCAACTGTGTATCATCGATTCCGACCTTTCCGGCTATGATTTGGTTAGCCTTGTCGATAGCTTCATTCGCTGTCTTTGACGCTTCTCTTGCGTCTTCGATAGCCTGTTGGATATTCGCCAAGTCTTGCTCAAAATCTTCTCTTGTAGCCAACGTCTTAAATGTTCCGGCTGAAAAACAGATAAATACTTTTTGGTTTTCGGCCACTTCGTCTATAGTTACCGCAAATTCACCGGGGAGCATCTTACTTGCGTCAAAATCTGCAAGTAGTCCCCTACGCATCTGTATAGCCATATTTTCTCCTTTCTATCCAGGGATCCATCTTACAAGAGAAACACCAGATGGTTGTGTCGGTGTCCCTCCACCGCCAGCAGAACCGCCTTTTGTATACCGTAAAACGTAATCCCATCCTCTCGAATAATTATAATATCTGCACACCCATATCTCTGTTCCCGTCTGATCCCCGGCTTCTGGATGTCCTCTTGTAGATGATGCTTGCACCATCTGACCACCACCGATGTACATTGCAGTGTGATATTTAACATTTAGCAGTACATCCCCTCTTTGCATTCCAGCACCAGTGGCTCTGTTGCAGCTTGCCGTTACATCCGTAAATCCGCAAGCACGAAAAACATTGTACATATTTCCCGTATAAGTAGCTCCATTTGATTTTACCGGAACTCCGGCTTGTTGCCATGCAGATATTACGAGTGATGAGCAATCATAGTCTGGATTCCCCCACCGGTTCGCTTGGCTGTATCCATGTCTGTTATCGTTTGCGATATTAATAGCCCATTGAACCGCACTTTCTGTTTTTGTCATATGCCTGTCTCCTTAAAATGTTGTGCCACTTGCAGTTCTTCCACCGACTAAATTGCCATTCACAAATTTTAAGTAACTTCCATCGCTAAACACGGCAGTTCCTGTTTTTGCTTTATTTCCATTAATCACAATCTCCTTTGCAGAAATGGCAATTTGATTTTTACTTAAAAGTTGTAATCTTTTTGAAACATTAAATTCGGAATAACCTTTTCCGATGTTTAGGTAATCCGTAGACGTAGCTCTCGCTTCTATACCATCTAATTCTCCAGAAATGTAACCTGTATATTTTCCTCCAGATGAGTAAAGATCAATTTTTGCATTATGCAAATCTATTTTTCTACCTATAGAATCTTCGGATACATAATGTCCTTTTGCATACACACCTTGATTATTCCATCTCCCTATTTCATTTCCGTCTGAATCTTGCATCGAAAGTACACCATTTTGGTTGTTATAACCGCCAAGTGTCAATGTTCCAGAATGTATCCAATCGCAGTTAATACCTACGGCAGAAAGTACATTAACTACTGCGTTTCCGTTAGAATCAAGTCCGGCATTCCACGTTTTTCCACCGTCTGTAGATACCGCAAAAGCATCCCCGACCATTTTCCAGATAATGTTCGAATCTTCCAGCCGTTCTTTGTTGTGGAGATAAAATACAATGGATTTATCATCCTGTATCTTTTCCGTCTTGAAAAATCCCATCCCTTGTGTCATTAATGCCGTAAGGGATTGAACAGCTTCATCGTATTTGCTGATTTTTTTATCGGCCATTGCAGAAGCCTTTTGTACTGCTTTCGTTTCAGAAGTCACGTACTTACTGCTATTTCTGATTGCATTTTCGGCCGAACATTTCAGCGAAGTAAAACCGAGAAAGTTAAAAGTAATATCAGTCAAGATGGTTTTGTTTACTTTTCCGTTCCTGTCGATAACATAGGCAAGATCCATAAAGTCTGCAAGAGGATAAGAAAGATGTTCGCCGGAAAAATTCATAAATGATACGCCCGTAAGTTTTGCTCCGACTGTATTAACCAGTAAGCTCTTATCTTTGATTAGTGAATTCTCTATACTCAATATGTATCCGTCAGAACCATATGTGTACGTTTTTTCATTCTCTGTAGTTTGGATTCCTGTGATTACTATAGGCTCTACTCCTGTTGTCAGCCCCGTCTTCCACTGGGTTAAAAAGTGGAAATTATCAACCAATTTGAAACTACCATCATCCAAAATGTCACCGCTTGTATACACGTTCGTGGCATCCGTCAGAATGTATCCACTTGCTTCTTCTACATCTACCGAATGTACTCCAAGCACATTCCCGCTTTTAAGCAAGAACAGGTTATCTTTTTTCCCTATCAGTTGATATGTATTTCTCTGCTTTCTTTCAACAGACCTGTACATAATTCCATAAGAATCATCTGTAAGAAGTTCCAATCCATCATCGAACCATCCACCGTCAACATTCGAACCGCTTGAATATTTTTCGGAACTCCAGTCCAAGTCGTCGTAGTAATATTCGCTAATGTTTTCAGAAAATGTACCGCCGGACATTTCCGCATAAGTTGAATACTTTTCTGATATCATGTCTGTCTCAAACTGCCCACCATCATAGTTCTGTCTCGGATCATCAAACCATCCACCGTCAGTATCTGCTATATTGTCAAAAAGTGACATGTCATACTGCGAAATCTGTAAGTGGTTATCCGCATTCATCCACGCATTACCGCCAGCAATCATTGCAATCCATCCGATCACCTGTCTGTGAGTGGTATTTGTGGGTTTTTCCTTTACCATGATGTTATCATCAGAAAACGAAGTAACATCCATCTGCACACCGCACGTTCTGCAAGAATCTTTCAGAATATCCTTTAAGCTGAGCGGATACGTTAAATGTGTGGTATAATCTCTGTCAAGTTTGTATGCATCGTCATAAGCAGAAAAGCTTACGGTATCCCCATAGCTTTCCGGGTCAATTACGGTATAAGTGCCACTTTTTATAGTCAGATCACCTATATCCGTGCTAATTGACTTGTACAATGTTATCTTGGCACCAAGAAAGCTATGAACTCTATATCTGTCATCTGCGTTATACAGCTTTACTGTAATTTTTCTGGAAACAACATTGCCGAGTGGCAAACTTTGTGTACCAGCTCCATCAACAATGTTGTTGCCAGATATTAAAAATTCGGATCGGCCAAGATTTAACACTGTGCCATCCAAGAAAGTAACCCTTGCAGATGGATACCAGTCACTACGTCCGTATATAGCTTTCTTATATGCATTGCTAATGTGTATCATAGTGGATTCACCCCGATTATGTTAAAACTAAGGGATTTATACTTTTCTTCTCCCTCTTTTAATGTCCCGATATCTACACTTCCTTGTGTGACGTAAAACGGTGCTTCTCTCCATCTTCCGTAATACACGGAAAAATAATATAGTTGCACCTGCCTTTGGTTTACAATCATCTGCAAAAGGTTTGCCATTTCCGATATACTTATGTCACTTCCCTCATAAGCGTAAGATTCTACCGTGAACATCGGTTCATTGCACATAACTCCACTCATTAATCGCTCCGTTCCCTCTGTAGAGGTAGTGGCAAAGCTGAACTTGAATGTGTCTGGCTGATGAATAGTCCGACCATTAATCTTAATCACTTGCTGTGCCATTTTACCTACCTCCCGAGTTCAAATACATTCTGTCCATTGGACATCTGCATCTCTTTTGCTGTATTAATAAGCTGTTCAAGTACAGTACGGCTGTCCAGATTTACCACAAGTTTTATCATTCCTGTACCTTTACCGCTTTCTTCACTTACGATTTTCCTCAACAGATTTTCCGGCATCTCTAAGTTGTTTCCTTTTGTCTGGTCACCAAGTACTGCCAAGAACGGATTTCCGGCCGGAATAACTGCCCCTTGTGCAAGATATGGAATTCTGGTGTAATTTGCATGGGAAAGATTAATTCCCTTACCACCGATACCTGGAACCCAATCCGGTACCTTAATGTGATTCAGTCCGTCTACCAAACCGTTAATTGCATTAATGATCGCTTGATTCAATCCATTAAATAAAGCGATAACCATATTTACAGGTGCTTTAAAAATTGAGTAGATTAAGTTAGCAGCTCCACGGAGTATGTTTAGTATTCCTTTTAGCGCCATATTTACATTCCCTGTAAATACTCCTTTTAAAAATGTGACAAACCCAGAGCAGATCTGTTTAATGCTGTTAAAAATCCCTTTAAAGCTGTTAAGAAAAACTTCTACTACATCTCCGAACACTCCGAACTGAGCGTGCCAGTCAGTGGCAAATACTCCTTTTATCCAGTCCATAAGATTTGACATTACGACTTTAAGCTGATCCCAGTGAGTAGCTATTAATATGATTGCTGCTATTGCTGCTGCTATTGCAATAGGAACAATGCCAAACGTAGAAACTACTTGACCGATAACGCCAATTAATCCACCGCCACCTTTTAAAATGTCAATTAATGTTCCTATGTGTCCAGCAAATCCAAGAACTGCGCTTGATATAGTTGCAATTAAAGGAACTATCTTTGATGTAGCAAACGCTGTAACTAATGCTGTCCCAATGGCATCAACAATCCACTGATGTTCGCCGAGGAAATTAAACAAGCCAGCAAGTACATTAATAAGTGCCGGAAGACCGCTCTCTATCAGCCATGTAAGCATCGGCAATATAATGTTCGCATACAATCTTTCTAAGAAACTTCCAATAGCTTCTATCAGCGGTGACATAGATTCAAACAAATTCTTAATCGAATTAAGTAACGGGTAAAAGTTCAATGATCCCGCCCACTGAGCCGTATCCCACACAAGACGATTTATGATATCAAGCACCTTTTGGAATGCATCTGCTATAGCCTGTATAATAGCCGTTCCTACGGCGTTTTTATTCCAAGCTATATCTAATTGCCTTGCGATATTCCCGATCGTTGTAAGCAGTCCCTGTGCGATCTGTAACATGGTAGACAATATCTGTGTGCCTGTACCATTCGTCCAGACTTCCAACATACTACTGCCGACACTCTTTGCCAGTGCTCCAAGCTCCGACAATGCATACTTAGCAGCATCAATTGTGTTCTTTCCCTCACGTTCCCACGCTTCTTTAAATGGTTGGAATATCTGCCCCAGTACATCCTTGATTTTTTCAAAAATCGGCGGTGCATCTATTGGAACTTCTTCAAACATTTTGCTGATTGGTGTTCCGTTTGCACCGGATCCAGACGGTGTTGTGTCGGTATCCTTATTTGTTGTGTACCGATTAATTTCGTCCAGTGGTGACAGGTAGTCTTTTGCTGCTTTTGTGGCTTTCTTCGTAGACTTGGCGGTCTTGTCAAGACTGGCAGCATAATTTTTTTGCACTGCCAATGCCTTTGTGTATGTTTTATTCCCGGCAAGATACCCGAAAAACATTCCTACATAGGTTATGGCTGTACTGATAAGGTCAATGAAATGTGACAGTATCGGTGTGATAACGGTTAGTATCGGATTGAAAGCTGTAGCAAATGCATTCTGCAACCTTACAAGGCTTCCCCACAAAGTAGATATATTTGTATTTGTGGTTTTGGAGTATTGAGCAAGATTATTGAATCCACCTATTATTCCTTGCGTAAGAATGCTGATAAGTCGAAAAACGCTACTAAATAAAACAGACATCGTAAGCATTCTTCCAATGCTCATTCTTGCTGATCCGGCTGATTTACTAGCGTCTTTAAATGACCTACTCAGTTTTGAATTGGAATTTGCAGTTTTGTTATTAGCACTGTTCACTCCAAAAAGTTTTTCTTTCAAGGAAACCAAACCAGTACCGTAACTTGCAAGTTTGCTTTTAATGCCAGAATACGATGTGTTTAATCGGTTCTGCATATCAGCAAGTCTTCTTTCTGCACTCGCAAGTCTTTCCATGTCTGCCTGTGCTTCTTTGGTGTTTACACCAGTCGAAAAGGCTTTTCCAGAAACTTCCAGATCAATAAGCTCCGACCTTGCGTATTTAATAGTGTTCGCGAGTTCATCTATGTCATACTGCATTTTTTTATAAGTCGAAGTGTTCTTTTTCCCTCCGTTTGCTACAAAACGTTCCTGTGATGACATAAGCTGATTGAGTTTTGCTTCTGCTTTTGAAATTTGGTCGGATATTTCCTTGTATTCCGTGGTTGGAATGCGCTGATTTGCATAGGATGCTACCTTGTGCCGTAACGATTCTACCTTTTGTTCTTGTGCGCTGTATTCGTTATTCAGTTTTGCAAAAGCATCTATTTGCTTATTGATAGCGTTTTTTGCAGACGCTCCCAAATTATCTACCCTGTCTGCTGCTCTTCGTAATCCGGCTTCAATTTCTTGTGCACCCGCCTTTACGCCATCAGTTCTGATTTTTGTGTTAATAACAATACTTCCATCTTCTGTCATGTATTGTCCTTTCTACCGCTAAATATTTGCGGTCAGCGGGTATCTTCACATGATACCCGGTTAATTATTTGCGAGTCCGAATACTCTTCTTAATTCTTCTTTTTCTTCTTCGCTTCGCTCTGGTGTCACTTTAAGGTCAACAAGTTCTTTGTTGCTAGAATAGAATTCTTTTTCCCAACTATCCAATTTCTTCCCTTTCGAGACTTTTTCACGAATGTTAGTTATTGTGCTGAACAGAGATTCTCCAATCTCCATGAAAAGTCCCATGAACGTCCACCAATGCAAGTACTCTTTATCACGAATATCCTCATGTGCCACTTTATTAATGGCAGGAATTAGAATCTTTGCATCTTTTTTCCAATCCATAAGTTGCGGTTTTTTCTTATCTCCCTTAAATCCGCAGTCGATAAACTCTTTCGCCGTCTTTAAAGCTTCTTCCCAGTCTTCCGTTGGGAGATTATCAAAGTCTTCGTAGAATATAGCCAGAATCGTTGTGTATATCTCTAAGTTCTTCTCTTCTTCGGACATTCCGGCTACTATGTCGGGATCATTAATAGCACAAAGAATATCTAACACGGCTCTGTAATCTGAGCGTATTCGATATTCTTTGCCGTTTACTTTAACAGATTTGGGGAGTTTCCAGACATCCATTAGTTGTGGTACTTGGCCACATACTTATTTACACGGCGCTGTACCTTTGTTACGTTGGTGTTCAGTTTTGCTTCAATGACTTTTGCAACACTGTCAATTACAATTTCGAGGAAAATTCTTCCATCATCCATTGGCGAAAACGGTCCGAGAACCTGGAAAAACGCTTTTTCTGCATCTCCATTAATCAGATAAGACATTTTCTCTGCAATTTCTTTTTCTGCTTTTCTGGCAGCTTCAATGCTGTCGTCTTCCGGCATCTTGTAATTTTTCCAAAATCGAACGACTTCTTCGTATCTGTCAACAATGTTAGTGTCAGTCGGTGCGAACACTATACTTCCAAGAGTTTCACCAAACTGGTTTTTGATCGGAATTTTGACTCGTCCATCATTTACCTTAATAACCAGTTCGCTATCATTTCTTTTTTTTGGTAACTTGTTGCTCATATTATTCCTCCTGTTAATAAAGCGTTACAGTACTTCTTTTCCTGTAGAAAGACTATGTGGAATTGCTCCGGCTGTGAATTCTGGATTGCCAGAAGCAAGCGAAGTAGCACTTACATATCCCTCTGTTCTCTTACCGTCAGAAGATACTTTAAACGGAATGTTTACGCCAGATGTATCTCCACCATAAGACTGAGGTTTTACCATAACCTCTTCGACATATGCAAGGTGGTTTTCTGCACTTGTATCTTCCACAAGGACTTCCAGCATAAGTGTTTTGCAGTCCGCTCCTTTCAATCGTTTCATTGCAATATCCCTAATCTTCGGATACAGCTTTTTGTCAGGGTTTGCATAGTATGTATCTGCATCCATAGACGGTTCATATCCATTATCTGTTGTTTTTGTCTGACCAAGAATGTTCTTCTTCGTCTCTGTATCCGGGTTCAGATCAACCGACATATCGTCGATGTCATCACCAAGGATTTCCCACGTAGCACTTGCTACTGTCTGTTTGAAGCTATAGTCCAGATAATGTGCGAGTGCTTCTCTACTAAGATTTCCCATATTAAAATCCTTTCTACCGTTAACTTTTTACGGTCAGCGAACATCTCCAATTGATGTCCGGTTAATTAGTTCTTATGAATACATTTCTGTATTTAAGAGACATACTAATCACCCAGTCTTGCACATTGTTTTCGTAAGTTTTGTCAAGGTATGATGGTGTGATTCTTGTAATCTCTTCTATTTTTCGTTCCTCTGTAAGTGTTGGGTAAGATGAAAGCTTTTGTTTTTCGCCATCAATCACGACACTCTGTCGTTCCAACCATTTACCTACATTATCAAGAAATTCCTTGATATCCGCTTTTGTATTTGGAGAATCACGGGATGTCCTGTACACGATATAAAACGGGTAGTTACAAAGCTGATTCACCTTGCCTGTTACCGATTTTTTCTCCTGTGCTATCACCGCACCAGATACCGGGTAGAACGCCATTCCATCGTCTTCTTTGAGTGTGGAAAACTTAAACACTTCTCCGGTTTCCAATCCCGGATACTCATTCAGCAAATCCTTAAGCGCATTTGTTACAATGTCGTATCCGTCAACATCGTATTTCACTGTTTTTTTACTATCCACCGCCTGCACGTTTCTTCACTCCTTTTATCCATGTATCCCCAAATTCATCTTTAGCAGCATCAAACCAATGGTCTGTTGCAAAAAGATTTGGCACTTTCGAAAACTGGATATCACGGTCTGTCACGATCTTTTTTGCTTTTGGTCTCGCCCACGGTGAACCTGTTTCCTGGTCTACCATGACTTTTCCCATGTACAAAAATCTTGCGTAAGGACCATATCCGGCATAAACCTTTCCACTACCTTTCAGGGATTCATTCTGCACACTAGTAGTATCAATCAACATTCCGTCTCTTTGCGGAATATACTTTTTTGTGCCTGTCCATACCTGTTCATCTAACCAAAGTTGAGCATCTTGGAATTGCTTTTCGAATCGGTCAAAATTCACATTCACTTTGATGTCAGCTTCAACTATTGAAATATTTGGAAAATGAAACATTCTGCTACGTGCCATTTACTTTCCCCCTATCTCAAAATGTGGGATAAGTGTGTATGTTCCGACATTGGTGATTAAGAATACATTGTCGTGATTTTTGTTCATATAATCATAAAATCCACCGTCTCTCCGGCTCTGATAGTCTTCGTCTGCTATCATCTTTTCGTCATGTTCGCCCTCAATAAAAAAGTCACCGCTTGCAAATGTGACTGTATGTCCAAGTGTATCGTTAATTTGTTTCGCCCATTTTTTAGGCTCAAGATACTTTTTGCCAGCTACTACTTTTTCATCGGATGCCATGTGATACAGAACATGGAGCGTTGCCGTGTCAGCCGTATCAAGTCCTGTCTTTTCGATGTTTGCGGATTTATCAACAATGAGTTGAACGCCTTTAATTACGGTCGGATACCAAAATATTTCATCCTTTTGATTCACATATTTGTTAAATACAGTTATGGTTTTGTCATACATTGGTATCACCTCTCGTTAATAAAACTTCTTACCGCATTTTTCGCACTTCCATATGTGCCTTGTTTCTTTTATCCCGTTTCCGATATCTTCCAGATACGTTCCGGCATGGATTTTCTTTTTGTGTTTGCAAAATAATCTTTTAATAATTCCCATTGTTCAAATCCCTCTATATAGCAAGTACACTCCGTTATCATCGGTAACGTTAAAAAGATAGCTGACTGCTGCTTCAAGAAGTATTCTTTTCTCTTCTTGCACATTGGTAGCTGCTACGGTATACCGATTGCTCTGGCTGTTCCCGTTAGCGTAAGATATGCTTTCATTTCCAGAAGAAACAGAAGAGACGGTCTTATTTACGACCGTCCCATCTTCTCTCTGTATGGTTCCTATGGCATCCATAGAAGCTTTTTTAGCTTGCTCTATCTTATACATTTCATCAGCTACTGCACATACAGCTTTTTGAACTTTTGTTTCTGCTCGCTCATTTTCTGGAAGTCCATCGACAAGACGATCCATCGTGTAGTTGTCTACGCAGTCACTGGCTCGCTCTGCATATTCACGAAATTCGCTTTCTGGAATTGTTTTTCCAAAAAATTTTTTTGTATAAAACTTATAATCTGTGTACGCCATAGTGTTTCACCTAATTTTCCTACTTTCTTGGATTCGATCTCGTCTTTGGCTTTACGTCACTGACTTCTTTATATTTTTGTGGATTGTTTTCCATCAACTGAGCACTCGTTTCATGCTCGGTTGATAAGATTCTTCCTGTTTCCAAGTCTTCAAACCGTCTCATGCTTACTCACCTTTCTTGTTCTTGAAGATAAGGTCTGGCATTACAGATTTTGTTCCGTAATGGTAAAAGAGTTCAATGCCATATGCTTCTGAAAGAGGAATCTTCTCAGCACTGTATGGTGTGGATTTAACAGGCTGTGCGATAGCTCCATCCACCATCACGATCACGTCAACGTCTGTCGGCATGTGCACGCATGAGAATGTTTTTACGCCATGATAAGCGTAAAACTCTTCGTCGGCTACGCCAACGCCCGGCACTGTAACCTTGTCCAGATATGTGCGGATTTTTCCATAGAACTTTGGTGTGCAGATCATGTTCATCATAGAACGTGGTACTCCGTCCACATATTCATTCTTGGTAGTTTCGCACTGCTGAATCATGGTTTCAGCCTGTTCCTCAATAGCTGTAATACCTGTCAGATCAACTTCTGTCGCATCTGTTCCGGCAACTTTGAAGAACTCAGTGTCGAGTTCTGCGATCATTCTAAGTGCATGGTTTGCTGTTCTTTTTGCGATAAGTCCCTCTACTCCGAGAAGAGATACGTCTTTCTGTTCAACCTCTTCTACAATTTCCTTATCTACATTAATCGGAATCGTAACCGGCTTTCCTTTTACTCCATCGCCTTTGGCTGCACCTCTGGCAGTTCCATAATTCTTAGATGTCGCATTTGCGAATCTTTTCGCTTCTACGGTTCCGGCTGATGGATCACCGGAAAGTTCGGTATTCTTCATTTTTCCAGAAATAGTGTTCTTCTGGACGTTTTCAATGACCTTTCCGTACTCTTCTGCAAGAAGCATTTTTCCGGTTTGGTCAAGTAACATATTTAACGATGTAATTCTTGTTGTTTCTGCCATTTTTGTTCTCCTTTAATTCTTTAAGGTCAACGGCTATCTCCTATTGATAGTCGGTTCACAGTATGGTTTTACCAAACAGTTCCAGGAACAAACGGCTCTGCTTTCTGTTCACTTCCACCTTTTTCTGTAGGTGTAGTGAATACTGGTGGTGTCTTACCATCAGCCACGAAAGCATCTTTCTGAGATTCTTTCAATTCTTTCATGTAATCATCAAGACCAAGAATCTTTTCGCCCTCACGTTTCAGGCCTTTATCCTTAATCATGTTGATAATGCCAGTCTTGGCAAAATCAGAACTGAATTTTTCGCCCGCAAGAGCCTTTGTCAGAACGTCATTGAAGTCTCTTTCTTCAATCTTCTGGTTGTACTCTTTTTCACTGGCATCAAGCTTGTCTTTCCATTCTTTTTCTGCATTCTCAGCTTTCGTCTTCCACTCATCACGTTCTCTTGTGATCGCATCGAAGTCTTTTCCCTCGAACCCGTCCAAAGTCTCTTTCGCTGTTTCATACTGTGTTTTAAAGTTGTCACGTTCCTGTGTCAGAGTTTCTACTTTTCGTGTCTGCTTATCATAGTCAGATACACTCTTGTAATTCTCTTTCACTGCATCTTCGATTGTCTTTTTCTGCTCATCTGTAATTTCAAGACCAGCATCCTTGATAATCTGAATAATATTTTTCATGTTGCATATCCTCCTCAACGTCTCTTATTAACCGCTTCGTCTGCGGTAGGGATTCAGACAGATGAACCTCTGTCGGGGTAATCGGGATACACGGAATCGAACCGTGGACATAAGTCTTTTTTTCAAAGAGATGATTGTGACTTTTGTTCTACCATTGAACTATATCCCGTTAGTGGTTGGTGTAAGTGTTCCCTCTATACAGTTCCAACCACTGTTACGGCTATTTGACGGTCAATCTGCATATTGTTCCGTAACTAACTCTATACAGAAAAAGGATAGCCGGATATGAATCCATGCACCATACTGTGCACTATCCTTTGCGGGATGAAAATTTATCATTTTATATTTTTAGGAGGTAACATAAGATGACGGTTCCCTAAGTCCGCAACCTTAGGGGAAAGCCTAACGGGCGTTTGACTGCCCTTTAATCAGCATTCCGCTATTAGGCTTTATTGAAAGGAGGTGTATCAAGAAAAGAAAATGTCCTATGTGATTCACCATGTTTATTGTATAATGTAGAGGGCATAAACTTGTCCCCCGTGATAGAGTTTATCAGGAGTCATTAGGTGTTATTTAAAACCTTTTACATCTCTGCAAGCTTTTTAATTTGTCTCTGAATTTCTTTTCTTTCGTCAGCAAAATCTGAGTCCATCACCATAGAAGAAAGCATATCGTATACCTCTACCATGAGTCTTCCAACGCTTTCCATCAGTTTGTCTTTATGTGCCTGATCTCCGTTCTGTTGATACATCTCTTTCGCCATAATGTACTGGTCATATAGTGAATCAATGTTTTTGTCGTACTTTCCGTTACTGTACTTCTTGATAAGGTTTTCCGATGCATCCGCAATCATCCCCGGTACGCTTTCGCATTCCAAAGATTTCATATTACACAATGTAGATGTAATCATGTACATTGCCTGTAAGTTAGACATATTTAAGTCTTTCTTTGCAGATGCTTTCTCACGTTCAAGCTGTTCTTCCAAAATCTTTTTGATCTCGCTCATTTATTACACCTCGATTCCTTTCATTTTCTTTTTGTATTTTTCGTGAATCTCCGATTGAATTTCTGTGATGTATACCATGTCGTATCCAGTAGATATGAGGTCGTTAATCATACATTCTACAGTTTTTAATTCTTCGCTTACATCCTCTACCAAACATTCCACGAACATAGCATCAGCCACATGACCGTTTTCTCTTAGTGTGTGTGCGTACTGTTCGTACACTTCCTTTGTTTCGGATTCCCAATTGTGATACTCGACAAATCCATCTTCTACAGCTTTCTGCTTCGTGCTTTTCCCAATGCTTAACCGTTTGGCCGTTCGCCACGCATCCGGGATAACATTCACTTTTCCATCAAATACATCATCAATAAGCTGATTGTGATGGTTTATAAAATATCGGCACACTTTCCTACGTTCCAAGCTTTCCGCAATGTGCTGGTACTCATGCATCCGCTTAAAGCCTTTTAAGCCAAGGAAATCGAAGTAGTCCGCAAACTGTCCGTGCATCATAACAGCTCCGATAAACCGTTCGTTGATTTCGGCAAAGATTTCTTTCGGAGTTTTGACATCTAGGTTGCTTTTAAAATCAATCATAGAAACTCACCCCTTTTCTATGAGAGTTTTTTAATGATGATATTCGCATCCTTAACCAATGTTTCGACTGTGCCAACATTGCCAACCGATATAGTGGTACTACTTCCGGCCGGAACTGCAATCAATGTAGCTGCACCGACATTCTGATACACATTTGCCGTTGCTACTGTATAGTCCGTTTCTGTACCGGAAATCGGTTCCCCGTTCTGTTTGATAGATAACGCTACCGCTCCTATTGCAGATGCCGTAACGTTTCCGTTAAACTCAACTTCGACTGCCATCGGCAGATTTCCACGGTTTGTTATTTCGAAAAGTCCACTGCCATTGTCATGTGCAAGCCACCCTGTGTTACAAGCACATCTACGGCTTTTCACTCTTGTTTCTGTAAATAATACATTCTGATTTGTTGCTACTGTCTGAGCATTTTTAGCAATAGAATTTAACATATTTTTTTCTCCTTTCTTAAAAAAGAGAGCAAGCGCATGCCTACTCTCTTTGATGTTCGCAAGACTACTTTTTCGTAGATATGGATTCTTCCAACATGCTTATGATTTTGTTTTGGTTTTCAATTATTTTTAAAAAATACTTACTGTCTTGCTCGTGCAAGTGTTTTTCAATGTCGGAATTACTTGCCTGTGATAGATCACTGTTAAAATTCGCTATCTGTAAAGCAACTCCGTACACTGTCAGAAAGTCAAGTAGTGATATATCATTCACTTACATCACATTCCCACTTGCACAGCAACCATTACCAAATGCGTTATACGCAAAATATGGACTGCAAGACATATAAGCCGGTTTTGGTGTCGGTCTCACTGCATCAATAATGTTATTGGTCTGTGATACCTGTGAGATCTGCCAGTATGCTGTCTGCAAATCTCTGTCACGATCAGCAAGCTTATCTCTCAAGTTCTGAATCGTGTTATCCTGGATTAACTGGCGTGTAGCCTGTCCATCTGCTAAGATGCTTTCTTTAATATCACAGCAACACTGTGCCATCTGTGCCTGCATGTTCTGTGCCTGTAATGCCGCGTCATATCTACTCTGTAAGATTTCTTTCTGTGTGTTACAGCAACACTGAGCCTGCTGAGCCTGTAAGTTCTGTAAGCCGAGCTGTGTGGTATAGCGGTTCTCTAATACGTCTCTCTGTGTCTCGCAAGCTGTGTTGGACACATTCTGATTTGTGTTAAAGATATCTCTTTTCACGAATTCGTCAGAGACAAAAGCGTCCTGTGCTCCTTTGTTGTTTCCCCATCCGTTACCGCAAAACAGGAAAGCAAGAATGATGATCCAGAACCATCCACCGTCGCCCCACATGTTACCATCGTTGTTTCTTGTGACTGCTGCTACATCGGCAGCACTAAGTGTGTTTAATCCCTCGTTCATGTTGGTTCTCCTTTTCTTTTATTTATCAAGACGTGTGCACTCCGTCCGGATATCACTTTATTTTATTGATAATGTCGTTTGGATTCATGCCATTTTGCTGGCACATCTCCATAAATACATCTTTCGGGTTTCTTCCTTGACACATATCCATAGCCTTTTTGATATTCGGGTTGCTCTGCGCCATATTCTGTAGCATTGCTCCGGGATTCTGTGTATTTTGCACCATCCCCATCATTTTTTGAATCATTCCGAATGGACTGTTGCCACCCGGCATACCGCCCATCATTCCCATTAACGGATTACTCATGTGTCAGCTCCCCTTTCTGTTCTTCAGGTTGAGGTTTCAATGTATCCAGTAATTTGTTGAATTCTTCTCTTGTTACGTACTTAGCGTCCATATTTTCCACTACGGGTTGTGGATTGTTCGCCTGTACCTCATGAAATTCAAAAGCTTTAAACGTAACACTTCCCACACCGTCAACAGATTTAACATAAAAGTATGGCGCATTGTTATCCATCATCCAAGCCGTTGTTCCCGGCTGTACAATCTGATTCCTTGCCCCGTCAATTCCGGCTACCTGTATCCAGTTCACATTCGGCTGTGGCTGTGCCTTGTATTGCTGTTGAGCCTGTGATAAGTTGTCTATCCGTTGTCGTAATGCCATCTGATCTTGCATATAAGCATCCTGTGGCATGTACGGTGTATATGACATATATGGATTCATACTCATACCTCCTGTAAATTAATATTTGTTGTTCTCTATGCTTTCATTTTACGCATAAAAAAGAGACCTTAACAGTTCGTTAAAGTCTCTAAAAAGTATCACTTATTCTTCTGTATAACGGGTGTTCGTAATCTTTCCGTACACATCTTCGTACAACTCCTGTTTATCCCCGTTGTATGTGTACTCCGCATAGATTCCGTCACCACTGATGTCAGTTGAAGCAAGGCATTTATAGTTCTGTAAAGTTTTGCAACTCCATACAATAAATACATTGCTTAAGTCAATTGTTTGAACATCATTAGGTCCATTGTGAGGTTTGTCGCTCTTGTTGTACCATTCAACAAGTTTCTTTTTACATACACTCTGAAAGTGATCCATTCCTGTGATAATCATAATAAATCCTCCTGTCTGGCTTTCCACTTTGCCAATTCATCACGCATAATTTTCTCTGCTTTTTCTCTATTCATTTCAATTGGAAACGTTGCTTCGACATGTACTTCATCTCCTATTTTCTCAAAAGTAATGTCTTTTCTCATAAATGCAAGCATTGGTTCATACATATATTGCTCGGATATCTTGTTATATTTTGCATGCAATACATATAGATTACCAATTCTCCAGTCGCTGTCTACCTCATATTCATCAGTGTCATATTCTTCTATAGAAGCCGTATCTCCATATAGTTTTGCTCTAATCAGACCCTCATTTATCGTTGCACAAATCTGTTCAGCTTTATCTTTATCTAGGCACACTGCCTCTATTCCATAATCTGAATATTCACCGCTTGTAATCACATAGACTTTCATGTTTTTACTCCCTCATTTCACAGAATTTCTAATTCTTTGAATACTTTCATAATTTTAGGAAACTGAATAGCAAACCAGTCAACGATTGTTTCTTCATGTCCGAACTGTTTATAATGTTCAAAGTTTGCTTGTAATCCACTCTCAGCAAGAAAAGCATGTATGATTTCATGCCTTAATTGCTTTTTCATAAGTTTTTCAAAATCACCAACTTCGTTTACATTATTGTTTCTGATTTTGATTACATGCGCTGTGTAATCGCAAAAACCATCAATCGTTTCTTCTTCAAACGCTTCTCTAATTATTTCGTATTCCGTTCCAAGAATATTTACCTTTTGCATTTATTCCTCAACTAACTCAAATCTATACTTCTGCTTGACATCCGGGTATTTCTTCCTGTCTACTTTGCTTACGAACATTCCGTAAGGTCTGCACCACACGCCACCAGAACATTCATAGACTACTTTGAACTGCCCCGGCATTTCGCTATCCTGTGCAATATACAGGACTTTTACTGTCTCGCCCTTGAAGTGCCTGTACACCTGTCCGGGTTCAACTTTTCTATTGCTCACTGTCGGCGGTTCATTGTTGAAATACTTCTCACATTCTGCCAAATCACAGTTCTCTTTCATAAGCGGATGTTTTTCATCCAACTTCTTAATCTCTGCTTTTTGTACGTGAATGTGCTGTCCTACAAGCGGAAATCCACAGCCATAAAGCATTTTCGCCTTAATGTGGTGTGGTTCAAGTCTTCCTGTCGGGTCTATGAGATATCCACTTATTTTAAAAATCTTAGGTATCATATAATCACCTCTTTGCACCTGTTATTTTGTTGTGATCTTCTTCAGATATTGGTTTTGCTCCAACTAAGCGAAATGTATTAGTTTCAGCACTTGGTCCGTAATATGCTTGGAAATCTATTTTTTCTGTATGGACATTCGAAAAATCATAAAAAGGTTTTACAAATTCAGCAGTTTCAAAAACAGGAATATGCGCTGTATGTTCATGCTTATATTTGTTTCGTCCTTTTTCGTCAATAATCAAACCAGCGTTAAAATTTATTTCACCAAACCCAAGTACGCCCGATACTTCTTGACCAGTTGCTTCGATGTGCGCTTTACAAGGTTTTACATCTTCAAGCCACATACCTATACCACCCTTTCAATCTTATCATTCACTCTTCTGCTCAATCTCTTGACCGTAGACACACTCACATTCATTTCTTCCGCACAGTCTTCTAAAGGCATAGCTTTAGCACGGAGCCGGAACAGTTTTAATTCATCCGATGTGAAGTTGCATTCTAACTCAAAATAGTCAAGTTCTGGTCGTGTAAAAGAGTATATTTTCATAATTCCTTTGGTTTCTTGTCCGTCATAGCATTTACAAGCTCTTCCCGAGTTTTTTTTAAACCCTCAATGTTATTCCCTGTGATTTTGTTTTCGATCAAATTAAACATACTTCTCATTAATAGATTCATATCATCCCTCGTATTCCTTATGTTCTTATAATCGTTATCAAGTTTCTGATTAATCCCTGTGATAGATGTTTCAATGTTCGTTATTCGCTTTTCAATCTGTTCTATACGGTTGTCCTGTTTTTCTTTTGGTGCTTTCCATGATTTGTACCACCCGGAAAGCACCGCAACAGCTCCGCCGATAACAGATATAGCACCGCATATAGCAAGTATCTGTGTTATTAGTTCCATGTGTTACGCCCCATAATTCAATCCGATTCCGGCTTGTCTGTATATCTCTTTTCGCATTCTCTCTTTCAGTTCCTCTACATCAATAGTGACTGTCGTGTTTTCTGCAACCTTTTACATTTCTGTAATCATGAGCTTTTAATACAGGTGATGCCATATCTTCAATAATTGGCTGGGTAGTAGGCGTAAGATACGCTTCTTTCTCCAATCGCTTATTCTTGCACCTGTCCTTGAACGGACACTCTCTGCACATTTTTGCCATTCTTGTCAATCCACTCATTTTGCATCACCTTTCTCATTAAGATATCTCTGTGCTGCTTTTGCTGATTTAACGGCCTGCGACCTATCCCACTGTGCTACCCGTAGACGCTCCGAATATTCTTTAAGGTCGTTTTCTTTACAGTAATCACGATAATGCTTATTCTGCCGTCTGAGTACCGCCGACTTTCGGTCATATGCCTGCTGCAATTCGAATTTAAGTTTATCATCTCCGCTTGCATCTATAGCAGTCTGCAAATTCTGAATCTCTCTCTTGCTGTTGCGAATACGCCTTTCCATAAGACGTTGTTTTTTCGCACGTTCTTCCGCTTTGATATTGTCTTCGCTTGACAGATTGATATCTGCATACGGATTGTTTTCACCGTCACCGGACCCGAAAGAGTGTCGGCAGTTCACGCCACACAACCCTGTCACCGTTCCGTAGCCTGTCGATGTTCGGAAGTCCGGGAATCTCTTGTCTTTGCCTGTCCGGGAATAGAATTTCCCTTGCCACCAAAAGTGGTTCGTTGGATTGTTTCCACCATCACCAATTCGTGCTCCTACATGTGCAGATACTAAGATGGTATCCCATTCCAATTCTTCCATTCGTTTTAGTGCGATTGCTCCGGCACACTGGCTTATCCCTGTGCGGACAGTCATCATTGTGGCTGATTCAATGCTCATTTCTCTACCGGACGGATACGATACTTTAACACCTTGCTTTATCATCCTGTCAACGGCATTTCTGACGGCTTGTGTGTATGATACAGCACCGCTTGACGCCATTCGGTAAGCTGTGTCGACCTCTTTCAAAAACAACTTCTGTGCTTCATCTGCCGTTGTTCGTGTAAGGTTTCTCCATTCTCCACACGTAGCGTTATAATCTCTTTCCAGTATTCTGAGCAATGCCGGAGATTGCAATAAGGGCGTAGGTGATAGTCCTACCGCCCTATATATCGCATCGTCTCTCTCGATAGCTTTTATACCAGCTTCTTCAAATGCGCTTTTCAGCTCGCTCTCTTGCTTCTTCGTTTTGTCAGCAATCTCTTTTTGTATGTCTTCCAGTAAGTAGCCGGATTCCTGTAGCACCTGTATCTGCCACCTGTCCGTAGCTGTAAGCATATAGTCTTCTCCACGACCTATGCGTACCATTATACGCTCAACGATCATGTCCATAATGTTCTTATGCATGTCTGACGTTATCTTTTCGGCTCCCTCGGTCACATGAAAGATATATCCCGGCGTAAGCATTATTTGTCCTTTCTGTTTGAAATCTTCATTGCCAGAAGTAGAAAAACACAGATTACAATAATATTAATCGTACTTGTTGCCATGCTTATTCATCCTTTCCAATCTGCTTGATAATCTGATTGACGTATGTACTAAGTCCGGCTACAAGGATTCCCTGTACAACAGCCGTAAACAATGCCATAAAAATATTCTGCATTCCAGACAGATCACAAGTTGCAATCACATACATTCCGCAAATAATAATTCCAACTATACCGAGAAAAATAGGAATATCATTGTCTTTGATTCTCTTGGAATTTTTCATCCACATTCCCAAAAAATAAAGTGCGATAGATACTACCACCAATTCTGGTTTTACATAATTTATAATCTGTTCCATTTTTTTAGTCCTCCTTTACAGACATTATCATTTATCTTTCGGATTGACGTGTCCCCTTACACCTCTTCCCATCCATACACACCCGGTTCCCAGACATTCCCGTCTGCCGTGCTAATCCATGTCTTGCCGTTGTGCGTAACCTTGTCGCCCTTGGCATATGGATTCGTGCTGTCTGGTTGTTCCCACTCCGGGATAACATTTTCATCCGGAATAAGTACCTTGGCGAACAAAGACGGCGCATCCGGTGGTATCCAATCTGCCTGACTGGTGTGAGCGGTCAACACCTTGTAAATGGTGCCATTGTACTCCAATCTCTTACCAACTGCATAAGTTTTCCCGGCTTCCCACTTCTCTACAAAGTCTGGATACTTCAATATTTGTTCATCGGTCATTCCGGCTGTCTGGTTTTCCAAGAGTTTCCGAAACTGTTCTGCTTGCTCCCTTGTCAATTACATCACCCCCATGATAATATTTAGTGCTTCATCTGCGCTTAATTCCGGTTCTGGATAGACTGGATCGTCCACAAGTTTCCACGCCTGCGTAATCTCTGTCTCTCCCTCTTCCCACTCCGATTCCCAGTGTTTGCCCTCTTCCGTGTTATCCGGCATATCTGTGTACACCACAGGCTTGTAGCCTATCTGTTCCAATTCTTCCGGCAATGGATTGTTTATTGTCTTGCCATCAAGCACAATCGTTTTGGGTGCACTGCGCAAGAATCCGTATTGTAATTTTGCATACATTTTTTGTATCAACTCCTTATCTAACGATATAATACTGTTACTTTACTGCCTGTTTTGAATAAATTGTTCGTAACGAGCGATATTTCTTTTATGGATTCTACATTCGTCAAAAGATTTTGAAATCCTACAAGTTCATTATTTCCTTTTTTTGATATTGTTCCATCCAAAAATCCATTTATAATTTCCGCTGTAATCTTTGTATAATATTCACTTCCTGCTTTCCTCAGATATGTCAATGGATAATTTGATACTCCTTTATCATTTATTCTTAGTCCATCAGACCCCGCTCCTGTGCTACTAATGCTATCATCACCGTTGTTCTCTCTCCCCCAGAATAGTACTGTTATTTCATTTGCATCTGGAATTTTGACTGTAATAGTTTTCGCATCTTCTTTCAGAACAACGGTATCTAATGTTTTCCACTCTTTCATCTCTTCTACCTCCTGTGCCTTTGCCATCATCATTCGCCGTCTTAACATATCTCCACGGCATTCTCGGACTTGACACAGGAACTAGAATCAACTAAGCTCTGTCTGACTGACTGACTGACTGACTGACTGACTGACTGACTGACTGACTGACTGACTGACAAAATTGTGTTTTATTCTGTATTTCATGTCAATTACCTCCCGTAGATTTCTGCTTCAATACTTTTAACATATCCTATATTAATTACTTTAATTTCTGGTACGTCTTCTTTTGTCACTGCAAAGCCTGTGTGGAAAGCACCCCATGACGTTAATGTACCTGGCGAATAAGTGCCACCATACGGAATATAAAAACATCTCCAAAAGCCAGCTACATTTTTTATAAAAACTTCCATCGGGAAATTTCCACGTAATTCTCCAATGGCTTTGTTTTTCTCGATAGAAATACCATTGTACGAAGCAGTTTGTCTTTCGCATTTGTAGATTCTCATGTATATTTCATTTACAGAAAATGGATTCCCGCCATTATCAGTAGTTATGCTAATTTCATTGTTTGAATTAACATCACTGGATGCTAGTGTTTTTAATAGTTTCCATTCTTTTTCCATCTCTATAGCCTCACTTCCTAGCGTTCTCCGTCTCTCCATCAACTCACCGCCCAACTCTGGCTCGTCAGCAAGCCCTCAAGGATCGACACCTCATAGATTTTGTTAGCATCTACCGTAAAGCTCCCGATATTGACCCCTGCCGGGTGTACCACCCTTGTCGCTGTTGCTCCGCTTTTAAAAATAAAATGGATCTCTCCCGTGCCCTCTCCGATGGTGTAGGTAAGGCTTGCCATCTCCGGGAAGATATACAGCTTGTCAGGATCAAGCGTTACCGTGGTGTCTGTAGCAAGTTTTTCGATACGCTCTATACCGCCTGTCTCGATTGTGATTGCAAGGGCTTCACTTCCATCGTATGTGTGGGTTCGACCTCCATATGTGATGGTTAGTGCTTGTGGGTTTGGAAGAGTGGTTGGTACTGTAGGAATTATTGGCTTTCCTTGTAAGTCTTCATAATTGCCGGAAAAATCGCTCTTGTTGTTCCAACTCTGTTTTTCTTCGTCTGTAACTGTTCTGTGCGTGGTGTCTTCTCCCATATCGGACAAATTTTTCGGAATTTCCGTCGTACTAGGCAGTGCCCCTACTTCGCTTGCTGTATATGTTGGTTTCCTACTTTGCAACACCCATTCAGCAAGTTCTGGTTTTCCCTTTAAATCTCTATACTCTCCTGAAAAGTCACTCTTTGCGTTCCAAGCTTGTTTCTCTTCCTTTGTCACAGTTTCGTGTTCATCGTCCGCTGTCAGTTCTGAAAGTTTCGATGGAATCACGGTCGTACTCGGCAGTGCTCCTACTTCTTCTGCGGTATAAGTAGGTTTTTCTTCCTCTTTTGCCCATGCTGGTACCGTTGGATCCGTCTCTTCTATAGGATTCTTTTCCAGATAGCTTTTTACAGATTTCTCAATCTGCTCTTCAGAGATAGGTTCTTTCTCCAATGTGTCTACTCTGGATATAAGGTCAAGAATGACATCGGCGTGAGTCTCTTCGATCTCTTTATCCGTGTCTATCGTCTCTTTGGCATTTCCGGTAGCTGGACGGGTTCTGAACACTTCTACTTTATCTTTGCTTTTCGCTTCTACCGCAAAATATATAGATGTATCCTCGTTTGCGTCAAAGATGTGCTGTTTTAGTTCCCATGAAAAAGTGATATTCTCCCCGTCTACCTTCACATCTTTTGCTGTATATTTCCCCGGCAATCCTTTTGCAGTATAGTAATTTACGAAAATGTAACAGTCAGACAGGTCGACATTATCTCCTACGATTTTCGGACATTTGAAATGTTTTTTCTCTATATTGCCCTCTCCGTACACTCCAAAAAGTTGTTCGCTTTTGGGGATTGTAATTTTTCTTGTTGATGGATCTATGATAAGATATTCCATTTTGGTTCACCTCTTTCCTATTCTTCGTACAATCCACTGTCCGGCTTATTCTGTTCCTGTGCTTCTTCAATCATTGCTTTCGCTTCTTGTTCTGTCATTCCCTCGAATTTCACAAAATACATCCATGCCGGAACCTTTCCCTGTAAAACATAGTTCCACCACCGTGCACGATCATCCTCTAAGTTGTATACAAGGTCTTCAAAATCGCATGCTGTTTGGTAACTCGTTGCCGGGATGGTTCCGTTTGCTGTGCCGACTGCATACAGGATATAGATGATTCTGTGCAGTACTCCATCATGGTTCTTACCGTCCAGAATGTTTCGGAATGCCTGGATGGTATGCAGTGTCCGTCTATCGTCAGATTCTACCTGTGTTGCTGTCTGTATGCCTTGGTTCTGATCGAAAGAGAAATATCCATTTGAGAATCCGCATTTATATCCGATGATGGATAGGTAGAAGTTAATAGCACTTACTCTGTCTGTTACAAGTAGAGTAGGCACATGTTCATGAATGGTATTATCTTCATTTATCCCTTGCTCCAATCCGCTCACAAATCTTGGTAGCTCAATCCCCTGTGCGTTTGCGAATTGTATAGCAGACTGTGACACAAATGTCATGTGCTGACTATCTTCCTGTTCGTCTCCCATCTTGCTAAGGGCAATATCCAACCATCTCAATTCTTCGATGCATTCTGAAAATGCCGGAACAGTCAGTGGAGATTCCTTGTCAATCGCATTTGCATAAGGATTACGCCAATACACAAACAGTGGATATTCTAACCCATGCACGTACACTTCCGGCTCAATATCTTTCCACTCATCCACCCTGTCAAGTGTGATCTCTGTACCGATCATATTTTTGTTGTCCGATTTGAAAGCCTTACTGGATATATGGTATACACGTTCCAGTCCGACATCCTCAAATCTGTGATACTCTGCTTTTGTGTAGTATTTGTCGTTTTTCTTAAGGTAAGAGAAAAAGATAGCTGCTAACGCATCCCCGTCCGTGTTAGTGTCTGTAATCAGAAAGTAATCCGGGTCTAAAAACTCCACATCATCACCGTTGCTCTTGACCATCATTCCACAGGTCGCACAGCTTTCCTCTTGCTTCTCCTGTAACGTATTCATCACTCTGTCAAATCTCTTTTGCAGTTCATTATTCCCTGTAATCTTGATATCCGTATTAAACAGTGTGAGGTTCGCTATCTCGCGACAAATCACATTCGAAAACCTTGTTGGCTTTATCTTCCCACTGGTACACCACTTTGGTACACCAGATCTCATGCTTTTATACAGCGACAGGGCGGTATCCATATCAGAAGACCGCCCTGTTTCAATTCCGAATATGTTTTTAGCGTCATTTACTTTAACCATTTTATTCCATACCGCCTTAATCTTTTCTATCAGTCTCATTGTTTCACTCCATTAATATTGCCATCTTAAGCGTCTTCTTAAGAATGTATAGCAGAAATACCTTGTATCATCCATAGCGTGATCGTTCTCTTTGATAACTGCATCCTCACTCTTTTCTTCATCCCATCGGTACATACCGAATTCGTTAATACAGTCTTGACAGTCTTCGTATATCTTAAGCATACCTTTGTTTAGCATGGTTGTAACCACACGGATACCGTCAAGTACATCATTATCCGCTTTCTTTACTGTATACTCTCCATACTTCTTAATGACTTCGATGAAAGATGCAGCAGACGGATCTATGATGATGCAATACACCTTTCTATCGCCTATCAGCTCTTTCAGCATCTTATAATATGCTTCATCATCCACTCTCTTCCCGGTCTCACGGCTGTTATAATACACTTCTGCTTCTCTCTGTGCCGTGCGTCCGTTAAACGCCCACAGTCCGGCAGAGAACGGGTTGACTGTACCGTAGTCAATAGATACGATGTATTCTTTCGCTCCTGTCATGTGTTCGTGTGCTACGTGCTTTTCTTCATCAAACATCTGATAGACAAGTCCCTCGGCCACACACCACAATCCTAAGATATACCGTTTGAAGAATACACCTACATACATGCTTCGGTATCTCTTCTTAATTGCTTCAGACAGAGACAGGTTATCATCCATTGTAAAATGCAGATACAGGATATTCTTCTGATCGCACTTGTCAATCCAGTTGACTTTGAACCAGTGTCGAGGTCCGTCCGGGTTGCAGTTGAACCAGTATTTAGATCCTGTCACTGAGCAACGGCCTGTTGCCTGGTTGACAAACGATTCCGGCATCAATGCCACTTCATCAAAAAACATTCCGGCAAGTGTGATTCCCTGTATCAAGTCCTGAGAACGTTCATCTTTACCGCCGAATATGTAGAAGAAATTCTGCACATTTCTTTTGCTGACCACAATAAGGTTGTCCGACCGATGGTCTACCACTGTATATCCACGGCTTTTCAACATCAGTTTCAGCCAGAACAGCACATTGCGCCGAAATGATCCGATAGTCTTTCCGGCCATACCGAAATTCTGTTGATTGAATGTGCTCATTGCCCACAGAACATAAGACAGTGACATACACAGTGTCTTACCGCTTCGGATAGCTCCGTCAGCTATGATTCCCTCTTTGTTCTTTACAGGACTGGATTCACACCACCAAGTAAGTACTTTCTTCTGCTTAATAGAAAAAGGCTTGAACTCAAACCCTTGCTTCTTAGCCTTTTCTTTCATGGCAACTGCATGCTTCATAATGCTTTGCCGGATGTTTTGTATTCTGTTCTCAATATTACTCATCCGTCCATACCTCGCTCGCTGTTGCATTTAAGGCATCCAAGAAGTTATCAGTGCTTTCTTCCTCTGGTGTAGAATCTTTGTATTGTGCTTCTAATTTGGCAAGTTCGATATCCATTCGTCTATCGTCCATATTGCGCTTGAGTAATTCTTGCGCACACCTTGTGCGTTCGGATAATGGAGCGTCTAAGTCGAATTGATCTTTTACTTCTCCACGCATGACAGATGTAAGATACTGCATAATCTCAGTGATATCTGCGATACGTGCATCATCTATTCGTTTTTGCCGTTTCTGTATATATTCCAAAACGACAGGTTTTTTCATATTCTCCGCTCCGGCTTGTCTCGCCGTCTTCTCACTATATCCGGCTCTTTTTGCAGCTTCTGTCTGATTCCCACACTTTAAGAATTCATCGGCAAACGCTTTCTGCTTCGGAGTAGGTTCTTTCCCTTTCGGCATCTACCCACCCTCTTCCATATATCCATCCATGCTACTCACCGCCCTTGCCTGTTCTACACAGTTTTTTCCTTAGATTACTGTATCTGTCTGTAATGACATCCAGTGCAATGTTGAGTGCTTGTATCGTTCCATTCTGTCTGGTGTGTTCTTCTACCAGTCTCTTATTTTTTTCAGTAAGTTCCTGTACTTCGCACAGTGCCCGTTCTCCGACAGCCTTTGCGTCTTCTACCTCTTTTTGCAGATACTCATTCTTTTCTTTCAGCTTTTCGTTTTCTTCTTTGAGTTCGTTTGCTCTTCTCATAATCGGAGCAATGTCGCTCTCTGGTATTATATCTGCCGGAATTATCGTCTTTTCTCCAATCATTCTTTCACCGCCCTCCATATATCGTTTAAACAATTTACAATCTCTATCTGCGATGCTGTTCGGAGAATTTCATAATCATAATATTTCCATTCCCCGTTTTTCTTTCGCTCTAATACTCTGGTAGATAGGATGTACATGGTGATAAGTCTATTTTGCTCCACAGAATAAAACTGACTTGTCCCCATCTTTATAACTAATCCTTTTTGTAGTATTGCTTTCTGTAACTTCTTAGCAATGCTATTTAGATTTGCCATACACTCACCCACCTTTTCCGCATACAAAAATAGCACCTCTTACGATAATTACATCTTACCGTCAGAAGTGCTATTTCATTGTCCCCGTTATATAGTTTTATTTCTTTTTCGATACTTATATTTTACCATAAAATGCACATTTTTTCAATGTTTGGTTGCTCTATGTTTATTAACTTTTCTTTATATTTTTGATATTATACTTATCGGAAAGTAATGCTTGAGAATGATGTAAAAGTATGGTACAAATTAGGCATTAACTACTAAAAACAGCACTTGACGAATAGCCGTTCATCATTGCTGTTTTTCTTTTATATCTCTTCAAACCATCCAACCCTTGAATTTTCAAATACGCCATCAGAAAGTTGTCCGTCAAACTCTTCTTCGCATTCTTCTGCTGTGTCTCTTGTGATTCTGATTATCGAATATTTGTTTTTGTCTAGTCTGCGAATTGTTCGAGAAATTCAATCACGTCCGCAACGGTTCCAAGTTCTACTTTTTCACTGGTCGGATTGTCTGAACAATAAAATCTGTCACCATCCTTCCAGAATGTAAAACTACTATCACTGTAAACAGTAAATGCTTTTTTCGTTAATTCGTTCGTACCTGTAAATTCATATTTTTTCATCTTCTTTTCCTCCTTAAATTTATTTGTCTTCTTTAACTGTCTTTATTATAGCACAGTGGTGTCCACTAGTCAATGGTTTTCATTTTTTCTTTCTTAATAGTTATCACTCCGTCTTTTTCTTCCAGAACGACACTTCTATCATCTTCCGTAACGCCCAGTGCCTTTATCATCCCTACTGGAATAGAAATACGGTAGTTCTTTGTATTCTTTCCCGATGTTCCCCCGGCTTTGTTTATCATTACGTTTCTGCTTACTTTCTCCATTATTTTTCTCCTTATTTATGCTATCGCTGATTTTGGGATCCATGCTTTCCATCCCTTATAACTTCCTACCACATCACCAGTCGAAAGGACAACTTCTACTGCCTTTTCACTTTCTTTCAGTACCTCAATAACTTTTACGACAACATATCCATTCTCTGATGAGACCATTCCATTTTCGTCTCTGCTATAGATATCAATATATGTGTTATATCTTTCAGCGGTGTTTTGCATTTTATCAATAACCCATTCTTTTACTTTTACATATCCTGTTGTCATGTTCTTACCTCCTATAATATGTTCCTCTCTTAACTGTCTTTATTATAGCACAGTGGTGTCCACTAGTCAAGTAAAAAAATAAAAGATTTCAATTATTTTCAAAATCTTTTTCTCTTAATCTATATATTTATATTTCCGGCTCCTGTCTTTATTTTCTTAATCATATAATAGAATCTTGGTCTTTTCTTCCTTTTCTCTACTTCCTACCGCTGTTGGGACGATGGTTGGAACACGAGAAAGTACCTATTAATATATGCTAAAATGTATGTCTATGTCATCACCTGTGATAACCACCTTTTCAACACACTCTTTTAGCACCTTGTTTTTCTCGGAATCCGTCAGTGTATCCCACACGTTGGACATCTCTTTTATTTTCTCTATCTTCTTTCCCCGTCCGGCTTTCTCCCGGATGTCTTCTGCCTTTAGTTCTTCCTGTAAATTTTTCAGTGTTTTTTCTTCTGCCTGGATAACATCAAAAAGCGTATCTGTACCGGAGTTATCGCTTGCATACAATGTGTATAGGCGTTTCAGTTTTGCTTCGCTTAGTGATATCTCTTTTTCTATCATCTTCCGAGTGCTTTCAGATTCATTCTCTTTTTCTTCGACATTAACGATAAATCGTTTAAAACAGTCCTCTACTTCTTTTTCTACCACATCTGCCCGCACCTTTTTATTCTTGCAAGGGTTCCCTGTCTTAGATATATGCTCTTTTTCCTTGTACTGCGAATAACATACTATCTTGGTGTACTTTCCCCACTTCTGCATCCGCATTTTAGTACCGCATTTTCCGCAGTAGCACAACCCGGTAAGCATATGCTTGTTGCTTACATAAGCATTTGTGGATCTCTTTTTTATCTCTTCTTGTACTTCATAGAATAGTTTTTCGTCTATGATCGGTTCGTGTAAACCTTGGTACACTCTTCCTTTGTACTGTATCTTACCTACATAGGCTATTCTCCTAATAATGTTCGATACAAGTTTCTCCGAATGCATCCCGAGAATTCTTTGGATCCTGTCACACGAATACCCATCCCGGAACATTTGAAAGATAGCTTTTACCTTTTCCGCTTCTTCCGGGATGATATGTAATATCCCATCGTTCCTGTCGTACCTATATCCGTAAGGTATCGTACCGCCACCCATCCACAGTCCACGCTTTACACGTTCCACCATCCCGGCTCTTGTACGCATATAGATAACCTCACGCTCATACTGCCCCATGACCGCATTAACGCCCAACATCACACGATCCATCGGTGTCTCATTCCGCAAATCCTCTGTAGCTGATACCACCTCTACATTGTATTTTGGCAAGAGTTTGCTCACAAGCGTAAGAGTATCTACAACATCACGGCTCATTCTATCAAGCTTATAGATGTATACTGCCTGGATTTCTCCGGCTTCTGCATCTTCCAGAAGTTTCTGTATGTTTGGCCTTTGAATATTGCTCCCGGAATATCCCCCGTCCACATACCATCTGGCTATCTTCACGCCCCTTTTCTTGGCAAGTTCCTTTATCTTGTCTTCTTGGACATCAAGACCATACTTTTCGGTCTGTGCTTCTGTAGACACTCTCATATAACCTACATTTAATTTTTTCATGTCAATTCTCCTTTCAATAAAAAAAAGAATTGACCAAGATTCTATCAAGGTCAATTCTAAAATATCACTTATTTTTTGTCAACTTTTCTGAAAGAATCCTTTTTACCGCATTGTTATGGATTTCATAATTCGAAAGTTCTTCTTTTGTCACCTGTTTGCCGTTCACAAAGATTCTTACCATCCGCATCACTCCTTTTCGGTAGTATTCCCGTGTTTGTGTCTTTTTATTCCGAATAACCTTTCAGCCATCTTCCCATCGTCATGTTCTCCCCAAAGTATCCACCTGTACATTTCATCTAAGACTTTCCTCCGATATCCCTGGAAGTCTTTTCGTGCAATCGGTATCCAGTATCTTTTGCTTATATAGTCATATCCGATTCCTGTTATAAGCGAGAAGAACAATATACCCGACAAGTCATTATTCGCATTTTGGCACCATTTCAGTAATTCAAGCTGATCGTTTCCACGCATCCTCTGGCACTCATTCAACATCTTTTTTTCGTCCTCTTCACTTATGTAGTAGATGTCTTTATGTGCCCCTCTCAGATATTTGTCTCTTACTCCGGCCATTAATCAATCCCTTCCTTTTTGCATATCCTAATACATCACTTTTGACCAAATAGTAGTTTTTCTTTCTTTTTACCGTCTTCTCCTTTGTCTTTTCTTCCAATGCATTCATCATTAAGCGCATCCTTTAATATCATTTTCTCTACTCATAGCTGTCTATTGCCTCCAATCCATATCAATTCTCATTCTTCTTATAAGCTTGTCCGCATCAATCAGTCTTCCCATTGTCCATCCTCCTGTTCCATTCCGCAATTACTTCATCCAAATTGGCCCCTGTCGGATAAGATGTTGCCGGCACCGGACAGTCTGGATTATTGCATTTGACCATGTATATTGTTCCACCGCTTGACCAATGTTCTATTATTGGCTTTCTTCCGCAGAGCTGACATAATTTTAATTTCTTCACTAATCATTCTACTTTATATGGTTCCGGCAACGGCATCCATGCGATTACCTTTTCAAACGGTTGTAACTCTCTCCATTCAGATTCATCCATGTCGTAATCATCTTCATGAGCAAACCATGTTTTTCGGAAATCGTACTCATCCACATCTTCATCATAAATGCATGCCATATAATAGTCCGATTCCTCTGGCAATTTCACGCTGCATGGAATCCAGTCACTTTCTCTTTCTACTACCTCAAAATATTTCTTTCTATATTCAAGAGCAACGTCCAAATAATAAGAACTATACCCAATGTGATAGCATTTATCACCCACTTCTCTATACTTATTTTCGTAATATGGCTTGTCTCCGTGCATAGTCACTATGGTATCAATGCTCTCTACCTTTATCTTTTCCTGTTCTTTATTTTCCGTTGGTGCATATGTATTATCCATGCTATTCTCCTTTCTCACTCAGCTCTTTTATCTTTTCGTCATATTCTTTAGGTGGAACGGATATGGCGCACAATCTAACATCGTTTCTATCCACACCGTGATTTTTGAAATGGCAATCTCTTTTTAGGTTTACATACTTATCGCCGACACAATGTGCAAAATCTATCAGGCAAAGCGGGTTCTCTCCTGTTATGTAACTCTCTATAATAACTCCGTCCACATAACCTCTTAAATATTCATAATATGCCCATAGAGGTTTATTTTTGTCTCTTTCAGATACGATCTCGCCAGTGCTTCTGTCTACCCAGTACATTTATTCCACCTCTTCATCTTCCGGGAATTGAAAAATGTTTTTCTCCGCAAACGTTTCTAAAAGTTGTTCTATTTCATCTGTTCTCCGAAAGTTCATAGCCATAGTGAGTGAGTTCATTCCGTTGTTTCTTATTTTGCACCATGCGTACCTGTTTCTGCACATTTCCATAGCCTTAATAGCTTTCTCTTCGGTGGAATATTTTGCAATTAATGTATCCCTAAGTTTTATTGAGCTTAAATATATCTCAGTACCTACCCTTATCAAAGTTGTATGTTCATAAGGAACATCAATCGTTCCATCTTGACTAATGATTCTCATTATCCTCATCCTCCTTAACATAATCCGGGCATTTTTCCATGTATTCATGAAAATGTATTCTATCGCACACACTATTGCGATTATTGCAGTATTTGTAATGCTCGCATTCTATGCAACATTTGAATCTCTTTGTTCCATACTTTTTGCATTCATATCTACATCCCATACGCTTTATCCTCCCAGTCAATCTCTCTTCCGCATTCGCTACAGTATTTCGGTTTTCCCTCTTCCGGCACTATATATTCATGTCCGCAGCATGAACATTTAAAAACAATGTCTTCCGTAGAATCATCCAAGATAATCGGTCGTGTCAGAAGTTTGTGGCATTCTTTCAGTCCTTTTCGGTATCCGTCCTGATACGCTTCTTCCTTTGCAATTCTTATCTCTCTTTCCTCTACTGCTATATAGACGCATAACATAGTAATCACACAAATAGTAAATACCGTTTTCACAATTTACTCCTTTCTTAATGCCATTCAATCCCAGTTCCTGTATCTGCACCATCTTTTATCAGTTGCTTAAAATCCTTGAACATCGCACAGTCATATCGCCCGCAATATCCGTAGCAAATATCATCATCGTAATCTTTTATGATTTCATATACGGATTTGCAATGATCTGCATCTGCTTTTCCGTCACAATCGCTTGTATATAAGAAATCGAGAACCTCAGAATATTTTCCATCGTACTTTTTATCCAGTTCTTCAATTTTTCTGTCATACCATGCGAAAAAATCTTCATTTCCTTTAATTTTTATTAATGTATAGCTCCCATCGTTAAGCATTTTATAATGCTCATAGATGTCCGGCTTAGTTAACTCCGCTACTTTTTTTCGAAGACGATAGAATCCAGAATAACTCAAGTCAATACTGTGATTTTTACTGTTTATTGTCACCCCATATTTTCTTCCTTTCTCCCTATTCAATTCCAGATATATATCGGTCTACCAGTTTTCCGTTAACATATTTTCCTGTTACTTCTACAGTCACAGAATCTCCTTTTTGACTGTCAGCGAAACTTGGCCCATTCATCATTCCGCTTGCATAATCGTCTTCCTCATAAGTCAGTCCGTCATATTCGACCTTTATTTCCCACTGCCATCTTGGAACATATGCGAACCACTTTCTCATATCTATGTAAGCAATAACCGCATCTGCATTTTCATAAGAGTATCTAATTTCGTCCCTGGTTTCTGTCGAATTACTATCAGCGCACCCAGTTAAGCAGACGCACAGCAGAATCAAACATATTATTTTCTTCAATTTATCCCTCTTCTCCTTAAAAAAGCGTATAAAAATACCAACCACCGAATATTTGATGGTTGGTAGATGAAATTATGCTTCTTTATACCGTTTCAAATCTGATTCGTCTAGCTTTTCAAAAACAAATCCGCAATCAAGGCATATATGCCTTTGCGTTTCAACCGACATTATATTTGCAGGTTCTGTACAAGTTACATTCCCTTGCACACTTACTTTTTCTGGAATTCGTTTTGTTAAGACTGTACTTCCACTAATTCTTTCGGTATTTTTGCTTTTACAAAATGGACATTTCATTGGCATTTTCCTCCCCGTATATTTGATACGAAAATTATACCATTCCAACCATCAATATTCAATTGTCAAGGTACTGTTATTTATTCCAAGTCAGAAGCTGACACGCTATTGTGCAGTCTTCCATGACTTCTGTATTAATGTTTCCTCTGTTTGGTTCTAATTCATCTAGGAATACACCATTTATGCAGCTATGCCCTATCTCACGTTCTTGCTTCGCCCTGCGCTCAAATACTTCTGGAAAATCTACCCGAATTTTATTCCAATATCCCATACCGCCTTTAACACAGCCGATGCAGTTATTGTTCGGATATCCCTTGTCGTACATGATAGGTCTTGGTACACCGAGCTGATATGCTATTCCGTGTGCTTCTTCTTTCGTCAGTCCGTTTTCTATAAGTGGGAATTCGTGATCGTAATCACTAAGAGCTTTACAAACTCTGTCTGCTCGGTTCTGCTCATTTACGTCATATCCCCACACATAGATGTGGTGTTCCTGGTGCTCTCGCTCCCATTTCATTCTCACTCTCTTTTTCATCCATTCAGTACACGGTGCGCCATATGGGGTGTTGATGCATCTTCTCTTTTCAATAACATCATCCACACTCTCATATTCGTCTGACTGTAAGATTGTTATCTCTCTTCCAAGTACCCTCTCGCAATCATGCAAGAATCTTAAGCTGTCTGGATGCTGATTCGGTACATGAGTATATATAATCTCATCTACATCCTTTGCTAAATAACAAGCTACAAAACTGCTTATTCCTGTTGAAAACCAACATACTTTCATAACACCACGCTACAAATCCATGTATCGTGGATAGATTAACAATCGGCTTGGATGCATTATTAAGTGCTTATTTAGGCACAGCCACTCCGTCAATCTTTATGTACCAATTCACCATACTAATCTTGATACAACCTCGGTTTACCGAGGATTCGTTATTCCTTTCTTATTAAATTTTGTTCCGCAAATTCTTTTATAATCTCGCTATCTTTCATGTCGTTAGGAAGTATGAGTTTCCTATCGAAAATGTTTTCAAGCCATTCATCATTAATTCCGATTGTTGCATTCGGATATTCTTTTTCTTTCACCCAATCACCTACCATGTATAATCTTTGAACCTTTCACAAGCTGTTTATGATGCGCTGACAGTTTCATCAGTGGCAGCTTTGGAAAATTATGGCCGTCTACATCGATTAGTGCTATCCTCATTTCTTCACCTACGCAAATCTTAATTGTTCTTGTGTATCGTCTATAATCAAGTTCGGTACTCTCTCGCCGACCTTAAGATACGGACAGTTCGCTTCTACAAGCTTCTCTGCCATGATCGGCACTACGCTATTTCCAATTCTTGCCACCTGTTTCGCAATCGGGTATTTCTTCCAGTTATAATCTCTGTCGATAATGTAATCTTTCGGGAACCCTTGCATCACTTTTAGCTCTTCCGGTTTCAGCATTCTCAGAAAGATATCAGATATGATGTATTTTTCACCTTTGATATCCAGAATCACATTCACCAGTCCGAACCGATCTTTTGTCGTGATTGTATCAAGCGGTCTATCCAAAGTCTGTCCACAGCCACCGCCGTAATACTTAATCAGAAATGCAGATACCAAACCGAAGTGTCCCGGAGAAGTTGTGATTGTATGTAATGGTTCATCACAGCCTTGACCTATGCCGGTCTTGTAGTATTTCGTGATAAATGCTGTCACAAGTCCGTATCGGTTCGATGTATCAATCGTCTTAATTGGTTCTGTTAAAAGCTGTCCTCTTGAATCACCGGCTCTCGTCTCTCCGTGATACTGGATGATGTATGCCAGTGCTTCGCCGTTCCTCACGATATAAGGAGATTCTGCATCGATAATATATTTCTTAATACCGTTTGCAATTCTCTTCTGTGTAGCTTCTGCAAGTGGCTTCTTGCGGTCAAATATCGAACTGCCAATGTCTGACCAGTCAATGTAATCTCCACAAGGTTTCCACTTCTCAAATCCGATGCCGTCTGCACTGTAAGTTTGCTCTGGCCATCTGATTTCCAGCCCATCTCTACGGAATACAGCATACCACCTCTTTCTTGTGGTCGGTGCTCCGTAGTCCGCAGCTACCAGTTCCCGGCACTCAAATATATATCCAAGACTTTTCATTTCCGTAATAAATTTTTTGTAATCCTCGCCTTTTTTCTCCGGTATCGGATAACCTTTTTCGTCCAACGGACCCCACTGTTGTATTTCTTCCACGTTCTCCATAAGAATTACATCCGGTAGAATAGCTTTTGCGTGCTTATATACCGCCCACGGAAGAATCCGAAGTCCTTTTTCTCTCGGCTTACCGCCCTTTGCTTTGGAGTGGCTTGTACAATCTGGACTCGCCCACATAAGAGCCACATGCTGTCCTTTTACATATTTCTTCAAGTTGACCTTAAAAATATCCTCTGTCAGATGAAGTGTGTCCGGGTGGTTGGTCTTATGCATCAGAATAGCATCTGGATCGTGGTTAATTGCTATGTCTACCGGTCTACCAAGTGCCATCTCAATTCCGACCGATGCACCCCCGCCACCGGCAAAGGCGTCTATAATTAAGTCTTTCACTACTGCATACCTCCAATAAAATCAGTAATATTCATCTGTGTATCTTCTTCCACTTTCAGCATTTCATTTTTTGCCCTGTTGTAGAAGTTCCGATCAATTTCAAAACCAAATGCACTTCTACCGAGATTTCTTGCTGCACGCAATGTACTTCCGGAACCACAACATGGATCGATAACTACGTCTCCAGGATCAGTAAATGTCTGAATCAGTTGTTCCAACAATCTCACTGGCTTCTGCGCCGGATGAATTTTCGGAACATCTTTCCCGTCTTTCTCCCACTTAAACCAGTTAAATACCATGTGCCCAGTTCCCCGAATCGTTTTTCCGTTTTCATCAAACTGTGCGCCATTTCTAAATTTCGGCAGTTTGTCTCGGTATAATACCAAAGCATATTCCGTAGCACCCACAACACGCATATTTGCTTTCAATACCTGTGGACTGTAGTTTTTCACAAACACAAGTGGTATGTAATTCACAAAGCCATGTTTCTTAGCTGCATTGATCAATGTGCTTAATTGCTCGAAACTGCAAAATACAATCATGCATGGCGCATCAGAACTTCGTCCACGCTTACCGGCTTTCTTAGGCTCTTTCTTTAACATCTTTGAGCAAAAATGAAAATACTCATATAGATTGAAATTAAAATCCGAATTGAACGCTGCTTTCTTTGCAAGTTTACTTTCACCGTTCTTATTATCCCCCCCTACGTACCACATCGGATTGCTCCCGTAGAAATCACTTCCGACATTGTATGGCACATCCGCTATAATTAGCTGCGCTGGTGGAATTGCATATTTTTTGTAATTCTGCATTGAATCTCTATAAATCTCGCATTTAAGTTTCTTTTTTCTTTGTTTCATCTTCTCGAAAGGAGCCGATATATCTTTGCCCGGCCGGAGCTCCGTACTCCTTTCTGTTTGTTTTTAATCCAACTCTGTATTTTCATCTACAAGATCAATTAAGCCAAGTGGGGAAATATCTTCCAGTTTGTATTGCAGTCCATCACACAGTTCTTTGTGCTCACATTTATCACAGTCAATTTCTATTGAATTGCAATATTCGGCTAAATCTCTGATTTTCATGTCACTTCACCTCATTTTCTCATGTGTTCATGGCTACTCCTTTACTACGCATCTACGTTCATCGGTTACATAATATTTTCCATCGTGTTCAGCACAGTATTTCTTGAGAATTTCTTCTTTTTTCCGATCCATCGGGATACTGAAATCAAGTTCTAAAAGCTCTTCGTGTTTCAGCAAATGCGTATCAGCTTCAATGATTTTCACATACCATACCCATTTTGTCTCAATCGGCTTTTTCTCATGGTCTGCTTTCCACTGCTTAAGTACTTTAACAACGTCTTCTGGATATTCTTTTCTAATATCAGGACAATAATAAGTAGTATCGAGTTTTTGAATAGGGCAGTCATTGCAACTATGCTCACTACAAAATTCCGTATACGTTTTCAATGCTTCTTCCGCACTCATTTCTTCTACTGGTTCAAGCATATCTTCATACCAATCGTAAAAGCCGTTATCCTCTTCAATTTTGTATTGATCTTTTTTCACTTCACTAACCGTAACTATCATTCCGTTATACTTCAATGTTTCTGGGCTAAAAGTAGATACACAGTTAGCTTTCATATACAAAGGTAAGTTTTCTTTTACTCTTACCTTATCTCCAACCTTATATTTCATCTTCCTCACCTACGCTTTCGTTGAAATTCCGTTAACTTTTACATAATCCACTGGCAGTACCATGCATTTTCTTCCGTCAACTTCCTTGATTTCAAGATTACTGATGAAATCTGCATTGATAGTTATCTTCCCCTCTGGAACCTGGATATTAACCACCTTGTTGTCGCAAATGTTACTTGCCATAACAGGCACATTCCCGATGTTTTCCCGGTAAGCATCCTCAAACATTTCCATATTCTCGTCCGGTACGCCGTTGCTACTGAATATCTTTTCCAGTTCGTTTTCGCCAATTTTGTACGGTTCCGGGTCTTCTGCATGGTGTTCCATCTCTTCGGATATTCCCTCAAAGATATCTTTCACGGTCTTACTGTCTGCATCTTCTCCAAGTACATCCTTTAACAGCTTGCCGAATTTATCTTTCTCTTCATCGGCAGATGCAACAAAATCAATTCCAAGTACCTCACGAACCATTTCTTCTTGTACCTCGGCAGACTTCCGTGTGTAATAGAGTACGCTATGTACATCCGTCTGTCGGTCGTTAAATGCCGGGAATAGAAATCCTTTGTCTGGCATATCTACTACCCAATCACGGGTTCTCTCTTCCATCCGTTCATCTTTCCCGTTGTAAGTAAGACCGGCTTTTGAAAGTTTCACCGGGCAGATGCAACAAAGAATGAAATCGTATACTTCCTCAGATGCATCTTCCAGCACTTCTCCGTCCGATGTCTTTCCCGGTACGTCATATACTGCATGGATAAGTACGATGTAGTAATTCTCAGCGCAGTCATAGGACGTAAGAATCTTTTCGTAGAATTCATCCAACAATGCCGGGTCTTTTAATTTGCTTTCTCTCAGATTCATTAACAGTTCATGTTCTTCGCCCTCTGGGTCACTGCTCCTACTTTCTTTCGGCTTGTATTCCAGATTCAACAAGTTCTTTCCGATTTTCCCGGATAAGGTCTTCTTGAAAATATCAAAATACTTAAATGCCTGTTCTTCCGGCAGTGAAAGAAACGCTTCTTCTCTTTCCATGCGTTTCTCTTTTTCTCCATCCACGTAGCATCCGGCTATACGGGTGATCGCACAATTCTCCGGTGTGAACTGTTTTCTGATTTCCAATACTTCTTTTTTATTCACTTTCTATCCCTCCTAAACCAAAACTTTCGTTTCTTCTTTTCTCGTTTCTCTTTCTGCTTTTTAGACCACTCTGCAAGATATTGTTCCTGTTCCTGATCTTCCTGTTCCTGTCGTGTCACTATGTCACCTCTTTCATCAATTCCTCTATATACAGATCCATACTATGAACCAACTTAATACAATTTCCATGCAATGCATGGTTCTTCCATGAATTATATTTCTCATAGAATTTTTCTTCCGTGAGTTTCCCAGCTTTCACGTCTTTTACCAATTTTCGGAATTTCTTTTTGTTCTTCCGCTTATTCTCTCCTGTCAGCTTCCGAATATATTTCCCATCGGCCGTCATATAATGATGGAACCCTAAATATCGCATTCCTTTTCTAAACGGTATGATCTGTGTCTTTCCGTTCAATTCAAGTCCAAGTGTTTTTAGCATTTCTTTGATGCATTCCAAACACCATTTCAAATATTCCTTATCTTGATGAATCAAGTAGAAATCGTCCATATATCTTCCATATTCAGTAATTCCAAGCTCGCCGGTTGCCATACAATCTACTGCATGGACCATAAGCAGTGCATATACCTGTCCGGCTTGATTGCCAAGTGGTAAACCTGGATTCTTGCTACTATCAATCAGTGTATGATTCAGCCATGTTGTGTACGGGTATGGGAAGAAATAATCTACAATATCTTTCAGTATTTCATGGTCAATTTCGTAAAAGAAATGTCTTATATCGCATTTCAATATCCATCCGTCTACGCCATGTCTCTGATAGAATGATTCCATGTGTTCCCTTAATCCATCTAATGCATACAGTGTCCCTTTTCCTATTTGTCCGGCAGAATTGTATTTTATAAATACATTCTTCAATTTTGGATGCAGAATGTTGTCACAGAGTATGTGTTGCACTACCTTATCCTTGAATGAACATGACTCTATTACTCTTTGCTTCGGCTCATATATTTCGAACCGGTTATACGGAGCAACTGTATATGTCTGATTCTCTAACTGCTCTTTCAGAATATTAATCCCATCTAAAGCCACATTAGAAAATCTTGCAGTGCTGCTATTAAATTTCTTACCCGACTTCGCTTTCTTATAAGCCCGGTACAGATCCCCATAATCCGTGACAATTTCTTTATCCATTGGTACTCCTTTATATTTACCTCTAAGAGGAAGGTCCGTTTCCTTTTTGTATCTTTCCCGATTTCGGCTTGATGCCTACTCTGACTCCCTGTAATACAGAATGGGTGAACGCCGTAACTGTTGTTGTAGTTATTGTTGTTGATGTTACCGGACGGCGAAACAACCGCTTAACGGAAACGGACCTAAAGTGTATTTATCTTTGCCGGTCTTTGGTTCTCCATGCAATAGCCATATGTTTTACATCAGATACCAACTTTGACCAATATTCCACGCTCTTTTCACTGATGATATTTAGCTCATAGGACATCTCTATGTAGAAAAGTAGTTCATCACAATACGTAATTGCTTTTGTCTGCATTTCAAGTCGATCTCTTTTATAATTCTTGATATCCGTTCTATTCGCTTCAAAGAGCATTTCATAGATTTCCATTGACTTATTCTGCATTTTATCAACAAGTGAAAATCTATATTTTTTTGGATATCGGTTGGCATTGCTGGTCACTTTCAATGTATGTGTGGCCAGTTCCTTCGCCTTTTGAATTACTTTCAGATCATTCTCTGCCATTAATCATCATCTTCCTCACAAGATTCAAAGATTGAAGAGGAAAAGAACAAACCGGGCGCACCCCGCCACAGTCGTAGCAGCTACTGCTGCGGACGAAACCGGACGGAGAAACAACCCGAACAAAGGCGTCATCATTATTACAAGCCGTGCTGTCTGGTGTAAGTGTCCACCACCATTTACCCGTATTCGGCAGGAGCTTTCTATACTTCCGGTATTCATCCACGGAAATAAGTGAAACATAATCTCTGCAAGTTCCATATTCCGTCTGACCATCTAACGAAAGTAAATTGCGTTCAAACTCGACAAGCGAATCCACTCCCAACTCATTTTCAATCTTTTTGCGGAGATCAGTGTTTAACTCATTTCTCAAATCACTGGATTTCCAATCGTTGCAATTATCATCAAACTTTCTGTCTCTTCCGTAAAAATCTTCCGAAATTGTAAAATATCCATTTTCAAGCTTGTCCAGAACCAGCCAGTTAATACCGGCAACTTCAATCGTCTTTCCGATTTCCGGCTTCTGGTATTTTTTTCTTAACTGCTCAAAAACTTCATTAAGATTTTTAAGGTTTTCTCCGAATTCTTTTAACGTCATCATGTTTTACTCCTCCTCAACTTTGGATACAAAGATATTAGATTTTAAGATGCAAACCGGGCGCACCCCGTCACAGATCGGAAGAG